CCCACCCCCCTCCCGGCAGCTTTTTTCCTCTACTTTTAAGGGGGGGTGCCTATCAGGGTACAGGGTACTACCTCACACCGGCCAGCCCAGGCCCGGCTCTATCCATCCACCGGAGGCCACTGTACCCCGTACCCTAAACTAGATCAAGATGTACCCCGGCTCTCCTGAACCAGTACCCCAGGCTACCCAACCCCGTACCCTGACCGGCTCACCCTGTACCCCATCGGTCGGAACGTCCCGACCCGGCAGGTCGATGGCCATCGGCCCGGCCCAACCCTGACCGGCCTCAGCCCTCCACCGGCCGGGCCGGCTCGGCCTCGACCAGGCCATCACCCCGGCCCCGGCCCTGTTCTCCCTTGGCCTACCGGTGGCCAGCCGGTGGCCAGCCCCGGCCCGGCCTCGCTCGCCGTCATCGGGCCGGTGGAGGGGCCGGCCTCGCGTTGGCCGGTCGGGTTGGCCGGTGGTTGGCGGTTTTCGGCCGGCCGGAGGATTACGGCCGGGTCGGGGCGGAAGAGGGCCTTGTTCCCGAATACTATTTCTGCCATAATTGAAATCTGCCCGGCCCTATTCGGCCTTCGATAGCCTTACTTAAAGAGACCCATAACTGAGAGGCCCACATTCGAAACCTGCCCCGGCCTTACCCGGCCTTGTTCTGTAGGGTTAATGGAAGCCAATGAAACCTACCCGGCCTCACAATGTAGTTTTGTGAGGGAAAAGAAAAAGGCCCCGGTAGTGGGGCCTTTGGGGGTGGGGTAAAAAATTTTAGGGTAGGTTATTCAGTTTCGATCATTTTATAGGTAGAGGTTAAGACCTGGAGAGCAATTTGGATAGCGAACCAGCGACCACAGCCTCTATTTTCCAGCTTACATGAGACGATATTAGGCTTTAATGTTTCCAGGCGGTCAGGGTGGAAGGAATTGATATGACCGCAGTAGGGGCACTTGACTTTAACGGTTCCTTTGACATTTAGCATAAGTATAACCTTTCTGCCGGTAAGTGGGCCACCGGCGGGGCCATTAGATTAGTTATTGACCGGAGTCAACTTATCTCTGTCGTATTCTACCATTTTATCATTGCCAACATTAACCAGAGAGATGAGTACCCGTTGGCAGGTTTTGCAGGTTATCTTGCCAACATTCTCTTGTCCGTGGGTCAACATATGTCCATCGGCAACATTCAACCCGCATAAGGTCTTTTCATCCTGCCCGTATTTTCCATAATGTCGTTTATATTCGTAAGTCATTTCATCCTCCGTCATTTGCTTAAGCTCAATACTTAACTCTTATTATAAGCCCAAACAGTTTATTTGTCAAGTATTTTCTTACCATCTAACCGTGTAATTTCCCCCAATTTACCTTAAAATACTTGACTTGAGCCAAAAGGTGTGCTATCCTGTCAAGGTAGAGTATTAACCAACTAACAAAATTAGTAAAGAGGGGACAACCAATGGCAGACAACCCGGCCGATATGGCCCAGACATTGAAGGATAATAAGGAACTGTACCAGGAAGAGCAGGCCCGGTTGTGGCGAGAACTGGGGCCGGTGTTTTTTAAGGCCAGAGAGGAGGCCGGCCTGACTCAGAAGATATTGGCCAATAAAGTCGGGACCACCGATGTCACTATTCATAATATCGAAACAGGCCAGGGGTTAGGGGCCTGTTCGGTAGGGTTGTTGAGTAGAATCGCTGATGTTTTGATGATGTTGGTAGAGATCAAACTCAAAGCGGTAGAGGAAAATGACCGGTAAGCAAAAACGGGCTGAGACCGGCTGGCCCTGGTATGGCAAGATTATTGTCTCAGTTCTGGTCTTTTTCGGGGTTCTACTTTTTGCCTTTTTGTTCGTTACCTCTATGAGCCAGAACCCGGACCCCAGGGGCCAATACTATCTGGATTACCAGAATAAAGGGGTGACGTTGTTGGTAGATTGGGAGGCCGGGGCTACCTGTTGGATTGTGGCCGATGTTGGAGTGTCTTGTTTGCCGTTGAATGACCTTAATCGGCCCCGATTGTTTTTTATGGTGTATGGTATACCGGTTATGGCTACCCCTGGCGCTGATACTGTACCATATCCCTGGCAACAACAAGGTCAAAAACTGGTTACCCCGGAAGGAGTAAGATAGATGAAACAAAAAACTACTGTCAATCTGGCAATCGAAACCACCACCTGGGCCGTGGTGACCGGGGCCGGTCTGGTCATCCTGGCCGCCGGTGTCCTGTCTTTCTCAGCCCTCAAAGATTTGTTCGGGATGATGGGTCTATTCCCCGACTGGCTGGCCTGGCTATTCCCCCTCCTGTTTGATCTGACCGAGGTCTCTTTTGCCCTGGCCGTCTGGAACAGCTACCTGCAAGGCCGAGAGGATAAATGGGCCTGGAAAATGGTGGTCATCTTCACGTTGGTCGGGGTTATAGCCAACGTGACCCACGCTGTGGCTGCCTACGGGTTTGGAAATATTTCCCGACAACAGGCAGCTTTGGCCGTGTTTTTGACAAGTCTTTTTCCGGTCTCGGTAGCTCTGGCCACCCACCTGCTCAAGCAAACTATTACGTTGGCCGTCGAGCGGTCGGGACGTCCCAACCATAAAGAGGTTGACTTATTGTCAGAATTACAAAAAGACCTCGACAAACTCCGCCAACAGGTCCAGACTTTACCGGCCTCAGTTTCGGCCCGGACCGGCCGAAAAGAAGCCCGAAAACAAAGGTTGTTAGCCTGGTTGGATGAGAACCCGGCTGCTACTAAAAATGCAGCCTATGAACATCTGGGGGTAGCCAAGTCTACCGGCCAGACGTACTTTGAAGAGTTGGAGGCCGATGGGCTACTGGTCAAGAATGGAAAAGGGTGGGAGGTGGCAGGATGAACCAACTAACCTGTTCCACCCGTAGTCCCAAAGTCTTGGTAGTCAAAAGACAAAATAACCTGTTTCTGTTGGCCGACCTGTCAGCCCTGCTTGTCCTGTGGTATTGGTTAGTGACCTGGCTCGATCTGGCCTCGGCCCTGGTAGACCTTGTATCGGCTACCTTGACCCTACTGACTTACCGGCTCGATGTCTGGCTTACTGTGGCCGGGGTAGTGGGCCGGGCTGTAGTTTGGGCCATTACCTGATAAATTATTCCGAGGGGACCGGAAGATGAGAACCGCCCAATTCTATGCCAACCAAATAGCCGGGGTCCTGCAAAAAACCGAGGCCCACGAACGCCGGGGCCTCCGTAAGCAGAAATTGCCCTACGGGGTCCCTTTCCAATGGGCCGGCCAACCGGTCAGAGGGCCTCAGTGTGCTACCTTCGCTCTTAAAGTCAGGGACCAGGACCTCAAGAATATTTTGGATTTGGGTCCCCGGTTGGCCCTGGCAACCGGCTCCCACGCCTGTCGGGTCTATCGGGACCATTCAGTTGTCCGGGTCGAATTTACCCTCCCCAAAGGGGAATGGAAGGAAGTACCCCTAAATACCCTACCGGTCCGGCCCGGTAAAATGGCTGTAGGCCGGCAAGCATTAGGGGCTACTCAATGGCTTAATTGGGCCATTCCTCATAAGGCTGTTTTTGGGGCTACCCGGACCGGCAAGACCGTCTTTCTGTCTGACCTGATTATCTCGGCAGCTCTGGCCCATCAACCTGACGACTACAGATTCCTCATCCTCAATCCCAAGAATGACCCGGCCCTGCGACCTTTCCATAACCTGGCTCACCTGGCCGGCCCGATGGCTGTAGGATATGAGGATTGTGACCGGACTTTGAGGTATGCCCTGGCTGAAATGGAGGCCAGACGACTGGACCATACCCGGACCCATACCCGGTGGGTGGTGGTAGTCGATGAGGTGGCCCACCTGGTGACCAATGTCCCGGAAGTGTCCGGGATGTTGACCCAATTAGGCCAGTTGGCCGGGGGCCTTAATATGAACCTGGTAGTGGCCTCCCAAAGTGCCAACCCGTCTGTATTTGGGAAGTCAGGGACATTGGCCCGAACGAACCTGGGTAGCCGGTTTGTATTCCAACTCCCCAAAGAACAAAGCTGGCTGGCCACCGGAGTCAAGGGAGTAGATACTCAGGAACTTGGGGGCCTGGGGGATGGGTTTGTAGTGGCCGATGACCGGGTGGCCCGGTTTCGGGCAGCCCTGCCTTCCCAGGCTGACTATGACAAATTGCCCAGGGTCGAGGTTATCGATCAACCCAGGGGCGAACAGGTGGCCCCCGACAGATTGGTTGATAGGCCGGTCTCTGACTTGACCGTAACCAACCCGACCTATGAAGAGGACCAGTCCTGGGATGTCGAGGAGTTGGCCTTAAGAACTGTTTGGGCTATTATGAAGAAAGCCAGCGCCCACGCCGTCCGGCAGGAGTTTGGAGGGGGGCAAAAGCGGGCCGATACCATTAGTAAGTTAGCGGCCAAAATGAGGGAGTTGGCCGGGGAGATGAAGAAATGAAAAGATTTTTAACCTTTGCCGGCCTGAGCTTTGGCCTCATAACCGGGGGCTGGCTGGCCTATAGTTTCACCTACTCTGAGAGTGTCCGGCTGGTGGTCTCGGTCCTGGGGGCTATTCTCTTAACGGCCACCCTGTTACTAACTACTGCCTGGATTGTGGCCTCAAGTATGTCGAGGGCCTACGGCAACCGGCGAGACCAGTATCAATTCCGATACGATCAACGGCCTCAATTTTCGGGGCAGCAACAGTATTATCCTGGCCTGTCACCGGGCCAGGACTTTTATCAGGCCGGCCAATCTTACCAACAACCGGCCGTTATCGAGTGGGATGACCGGGGTGGGCAGACTGAGGAGGTGGTGGGATAATGGACAAACTGATAGCCTTCCTGATAACGGCCGGCCTGTGTCTCATTGTCGGCTTGGGACTGGTTTATCTGGTATCTAACAGCGAAGCCAACCGGCTTAACGCCCAGGCCGGAGTAGAACGGGCCAGGGGTGAGGCCGAAGCGATGATACTACGGGCGCAAGGCCAAAACAGCCTGGACCGGGCGCAAGCCTATACTATGACGCTCAATAGTGGCCTGCCGTGGGGTGTTTTGGGGGTGTTAGGGGTGTTGGGCCTGGCTATCGTGGCCCTGTCCTTTGCGGTTATCGGCAGAAGCCAACAAAACCAACCAAGGGTGATAGAACGAATCGTGGTTGAACGATTGCCGGAACCAAAACACCGGATGTTACCTCAAGATAATCACTGGCAATTGCCAACTCAGGTAGATTACCCAATTGAATGGATAGAGAGGGGGTAGAAAAATACAATAGACTGTGGTACAATGAGGTAGAATTGGTTGAATGTGACGGACGGGACACCGAGTCAAGGTGTCCTGTTTTTTTAGGAGATACTATGGCCTCACCAACTATGAGAGATGTCCATGTCCCTACAACCGGGGACGATGACGATATGAAAAAAAAGTCTTATCAACCCCCGGAAGCAGCCCGAAATAATGCCCGGAAAGTTTTACGTTGGCGGGAAGAGTATCCCAATGAAATCAAGGGAATGACCAGGGTTGGTTGGACCAGGGCCAGCCAGTTGGCCTCCGGTAAGCCGGTCAGCCTGGATACCGTCAAACGGATGGCCCAATTTAATCGACACCGGCAAAATGCTAAAGTAGCCCCGGAATACAAAGACCGGCCCTGGCGGGATGCCGGCTATGTGGCCTGGCTTGGATGGGGTGGCACAAGTGGGATAGATTGGGCCAGACGAATAGCTCAGAGGGAGGCAAATAAGATTATGGATAAAATATTCAAGGTCAACGGAGATGAAGTCAAACTGACCGACCTGGTATCGGCCTGGCTGACCAAAGCAGAAAAATTTACCTCTGTCCCCTGGTCTGACCCTCAAAGCGATCTGTCTGCCTCAGACTATGCCAAGGTTAGCCTGATCGATCTTAACGAACCGGGGGCCGATAAGGTCAAGAGTAAGATCAAACTACCAATACGTTCCCGGCCCGGCGGCCCGATCAATGTCAATGCTCTACGTGCAGTAGCCTCGGTATTGGCCGGGGGGCGGGGTGGAGTCGATGCCCCGGATGAGGCCAAACAGAAAGCGGCTCGAATTACGGTCAGGCTTCTCAGGCAGGCCGGGGTAGAGGTCTCATCGGAACCATTGCTCAGGTTGGCCGGGGAAACTAAAAAGGAACTTGAGGTTGAAATTATTCATAAGGCCGATGAAAAACAGGTGGCCTACGGGGTTATTCTCCGGCCCAATATCCCTGACGGTGACGGGGACCTGTACGATGAAGAGGCCGTTCAGGAAGCAGCCTGGAAATACATGGCCAATACCGGGGGAACGGCCGACTGGCTCCATCAAGAGGAGTTGGGTAAAGAACAGGCTGTGATGGTCGAGAGTTTCATTGCCCCCACTGATTTTGACTGGGGTGGTTTCCAGGTCAAAATCGGTGATTGGGTTGGGGGGATGTGGGTCAGAGACAAGAAAATGTGGGGGGCTGTCAAGAAAGGTGAGATTTCGGCCTTTTCGATTCGGGGGATGGGTAGGCGAAGGCCGGTAACATAACCCCCCCTACCCTACGCACGTGTAGGGAAATCGCAGGCATATTCGGTTTGTTCCCCTGCTCCACGCCCGTGTGGGGAAACCACTCAAAAACTGACTACCACAAAATACTATACTCCCCTGCTCCACGCCCGTGTGGGGAAACCCCTTAAATGGCCTAAGTATTAGAGCGTAGATTCACCGTCAACGTTTGACCCTATGGCCTGCGTTACCGACGGTTCTTTTAAGTCCGACCCAGGTAGTACCGGACTATAATTTAATTGTTTAAGAGCCTCATTCTTGATATTTACTGCTGCGTTACCGTCTCTATGGTGGTTTATACCACATTCAGGACAAGTCCATTCACGAATAGCCAGAGTCAAATTAGCATTGATATAGCCACAATTCGAGCAAGTTTTGCTTGATGGAAACCATCTACTAATAGGAATGATAATGCCACCATTCCACCCTGTTTTATATTCAAGTTGCCGGCGTTTTTCGTAAAGGGCAGCGTCGCTAATTGCCTGAGCCAGTCGATGATTTTTCACCATTCCTCTCAGATTCAAATCTTCAATCCCGATAATTTCATAGCTACTGGCTATATCTGTAGTCAACTTATGAGAAGCGTCTTGCCTGATGTTAGCTATTCTGGCGTGAAGTTTTGTAATTTGTCTCTCTGTTTGCTTTATTTTGTTAGAGACAATCCAGTTTTTTGCACCTTTTTTGACCGTGCCATTCTCATTGAAGTTTTCTGGGTTATTAGCCCGGCGCTGTCTATCAAGCTTTCTTTGCAATCGTCTTAATTTAGCCTGAGCTTCTTTCAGTGCCTTTGGATTTTCATAAAACACACCATCACTGGTAACAGCCAGGTATTTAATACCAAGATCAACCCCAACGGCATCATCTAATTGTGGCTGATTGTGAATTGTCTCAACCTGTACTGATAACCACCAATCTCCATGTCGATAGCTAATTCTTGCTCCTAATATTTTACCATCAAATCTTAGCTCTTCGGTCATATTGACCCAACCAACTCGGCCTTTATCGAATTGTACGTTATAGTCATCAAACTTTAGGGCCGTATTTGCTAAATAAAAAGCGGGGATTGACTTTTGTTTAGACTTGAAACGGGGCCAACCATTGGGTTTACCGTCTTTGCGGGGTTTGTCGGCTTTAGGTAGTAATCCGTTTTTGCGTTTATGAAAGAAATTTCTAAAAGCAGATTGAAGGTCATCAAAAGCACCTTGACTTGCCCATGTTGTAACGTCATTAATCCAATTTGGTTTGACTTGATTAAATCGTTTCTTGAGCCATCGCCCGTTGACTGGAATAGTATCACCAATCCCGGCTTGCTTAACTTGCCAATTGTAATCAGAAAAAAAGTTCCACTCGGCAAGTCCCCAGTTAAAGGTATATCTTGCTATCCCCGCGGCTTGCCAAAAATATTGTTCTTGGTCAGGAGTTGGATTCAGTTTTATCCTGTGGGCCTTCGTTACTGTTTTCAATTTCTATCCTCTGCTTATCTAAATACTGACGAACTGCCCGACGTACGCTCTCGGCAAGTGGTATGCCATCCCTATCTTTTAGCTTTTTCAAGGCACGATATAGATTATTATCAAGCCTCATTTGACGTTGTTTCATATTTGTATTATAATACAAATGTATACATTAGTCAAACTCGCTGTACTACCTGGGCAGAGAGGATAAACGGGCCATCGCTAACCCTTAGCATAAGCGGGGTTGATGGTCAACCACGTGCCTTATAAACCGAATATGAGTATACCCCACAGGCGTGTGGAACAGGGGAACTTACCAGACTGGCCGGCAATTCCTGGCCAGCGTATACCCCACAGGCGTGTGGAACAGGGGGGACCGGGCCAGGAAGCACAACTAATCCAGGTGTATACCCCACAGGCGTGTGGAACAGGGGAATGTCCACGATGGAAACCACGACGTTAAAGAAGTATACCCCACAGGCGTGTGGAACAGGGGGACTTTGGCCGGCAACCGATAACAGAGCCGGGCGTATACCCCACAGGTGTGTGGAACAGGGGTAATCACTACATAAAGTAGCCATAAGGAGTTGGTATACCCCACAGGTGTGTGGAACAGGGGGGGGGTGACTACCCCCTTGACATAGTGTAAAAAATAATATATCATAGTAGCAGTATGGGCGGGGACCCCCACGGGTCCCCGTTTTTGTTTTTTAGGGGCCGGACGTTCGGCCTTTTTTTATTGGAGCAAAATATGGACGAAGATCAAGTATTAAACAATGAGGAAGAACAGGCCGAGGCCAGATACCACCTGGACGAAATGGAAATATCGTCGGTGGGACTGGTCCCAAAAGGCGCGAATCTGATGCCCGGCTTTATCTTGCTCAAAAATGATAAGGAGGCAAGTATGACCGAGAAAGTCGATATTGAAGAGGTCGTGCCGGAGGATGCCCCGGAGGAGGTCAAGGGAATTTTGAAGCAGGTTGGCGATGGTATTGCCAGTTTGTTCCAGAAGGCCCAGGACGCCGAACCCGAAGTGGCCGATGGTGATGACCAGCCGGAACCGGCCCCGGAGGAAACCCCACCGGAACCGGCCCCGGCCGAGCCACCGCCTACCCTGGCCAGCCCGGACCTGGAGAAAATTCTCAAGGCCCAGACAGACCGGTTCGAGGCGATGCTCAAGGCTCAAAAGGCCGAGTTTAGCGAACAACTGACCAAGATGGACGCCGAACTGAAAAAGGCCAATGACCGGGCGGAGAAGGCCGAGAAGTATGCTACCGAACAGACGGTGCAGGCCGAAAAGCAGGCAGCCATCCAGAAGGCCCTGAACTACAAGGCAATGCCGGTCAAACCGGCCGAGTTGGGTGAGATGCTCTACAAGCTGGAAAAGGGCCTGCCTAAAGAGGACTACGAGCAGGTTGAGGCCGTTCTCAAGGCAATGGACAAACAAGCTTGGACCGCCGGCCTGTTCAAAGAGTTTGGGACCAGCCGGAGCGCCGAGGAAATCACCCTTGAGGCCAAGGTAGAGAAAATCCAGAAGGAACAGGATATTTCCTACGAAGAGGCCCTGTTAAGCCTGCCGGAACATGAGCAGTTACAACTGCTTGGGGAGGTGGAATGATGGCTGACTATAACTGGGGATTTGATTACCCGATGACGGCCTCCGGTGACGCCAACGCGCTCCAGTATCACTTTGTGCAGGTGGCCTCCGGTGGGGCCGGTGATACGTTTGAGAAATCTAGCGGGGCCTCTAACCCGGCTCCAACCGGGGTTTTGCAGGATGACCCGGAAAGCGGGAATGTTGGGGCGGTCAGAATCCTGGGTGTCACCAAGTTGATCGTCAATGCTGACTCGGCCATCAATGCCGGCGACTATCTGACCTCAAGCTCAACCGGTCAGGCTGTTGTTAGTACCGGCTCAAGTGTGGCTGCCCTGGCTCTGGAGAGTGTTTCCAGTGGGTCCGGGGTTTATATCAAGGCTTTACTGTTGCCTTACGGCAGCGGTAACAAGGCCGATAACACGCCGTAACGGACGAAAGGAGAATAAATTATGGCTAGTCCAACGAGGCGTGATGTCCACGTAAATCGACCTTTGACTAACGTCTCAATTGCCTACAGCAACACTATGTACATTGCCGAGATGGTTTTTCCGACCATCCCGGTAGATAACCAGTCCGATGTCTATTTCACTTTTGACAAATCGAGCTGGTTCCGCAACCGGTCTGGCCCCAGGGCTCCCGGAACGAGAGCACCACGGGCAGACTACGGGATTGCCACGGCGTCCTATATCTGTATTTCAGATGCCCTGGCCAAACCCATCCCGGATGAAGTTCGGGACAACGCCGACTCCCCCCTTCGGCCCGAAGTAACGGCCACCCGGTTTGTGACCGATGGCCTGATGTTGGGGCTGGAAAAACGGGTGGCTGACCTGGTTTCCGGGTCCGGTAACTGGGCGGCGGCCTCTAATCCGTCTACCCGGTGGGACGTTGATACCTCGGATGCCTGGGGAGACATCGATACCGTAGTTGATGCGGTTGTGCAACGCATTGGCCGGCACCCCAATACGATGTGTATGTCCTGGTCTGTCTGGAAGGCCCTGCGTAACCACCCGGACCTGCTAGATCGGGTCAAATATACCCGCCAGAACGGACGGGTTATGGCCGAGGATTTGGCAGCCTGGTTCGGTGTAGACAATGTTTACATCGGGGAGGCTATCTATGACAGTGCCCAGGAAGGGGCCACCGAGTCTCTAACCTATGTCTGGGGCGATATGCTCTGGGCCGGGTATGTCTCACCTAATGCGGCTATCGAAGAACCATCGGCCGGCTACTGTTTCCGGTGGGGGCAGCGTAGTATCAGTCGTTTTTACGAAGCTCAGGAGCACCAAACCATCATAGAGGGTGAGCACTATACCGATGAGGTGATTACGGCCTCAGACGCTGGAGCTTTGATGAGCGATTGCACTGGCGGTGCTTAGTTCGTCAGGGAATTTGAATATCGTTAGCTTTTAATAAGTCCTCAAGTAGCCTAATCCGCTGCTTGAGGTTCTTATTTTCTTTTACAAGCTTAGATTCCCGTCTGATAGTTTCAGCATGCAGGATAGAGTGACTCGATTTGTCAAACACTTCGAGGTTCTCTATCCTGTTGTCTTGTTTATCCCCATTTACATGATGAACAGATTCACTTCGTTTTAATGGTCTTCCTAATTCCAGGGCTACTACTGCCCTATGTTCTAAGACATAACAATTTCCCACAGCCATTGATTTGAGAAGGCTCCACTCTTCATCGGTATAAGTTTGCCGATGACGGTAAACGTAATCATCTTGATTTCTGATTATCCGTTCATTACTGCGTAAAGTGACCTTTCTATGTTTTCGGTAACATTTTTGACAACAACCAGTAAATTGTTTCAATCTTAAGGATGTCTTTAGATGATGAACATATTTCAAAAATTCGTCCTTACATCTAACACATTTGATTGGAACTTTTAGTCGGTCTTCCTGAGTGGTCAATCTTGACCAATAGATAATAGCTCCGGTCGAATGATGTTCATCCTCAGTTGGATTGTATTGTTTCGGGAAATATGATTGACCCTGATTAAATGTCTTAGGGCCAATATTCTTGATTTTATCCAATGTCTCCCGGTCAAATAGGTTGGGCCTACCCTTTCCAGCTATAGCACGAGCTACCGGGTTGACCTTTCCAACATTAACCCAGGTCTTAAATGTTCTGTAGTTTACCCCAATATAGTCGGCCGCCTCTGGGGTTGTATATAGGCCATCAATCATTCTTCACCCTCCACTCATAATACAACCCGTCCGGCCCTGTCTTGGCCTCAGACTCCACCAGTCCCCATTTCCGTAAATTGCCCAAGATATTCCCAACCCGATTAATAACCAGGTCAAAATGGTCAGCTATTTGCCGGGAGGTACAAGGGCCATTTTTTTCAAGATAGACCAGGGTTTTGCTTTCTGCCGGGGGGAGGCTTTCTAAAAGGAGTTCTAAAATAACTTGTTCTGAACTGCGAATTACCATTTTTTCATATTCTAAGATTTCAGCTAATCGATCAGTCGTTATGTGGGCCATGTTCAACATTTCTTTCGTTGGGTGAATTTACGTAATACACATAATCAATTTCATCATCTGCCGCTTTTTCATCAAGTTCGTCATCGTCCATCCAATCCATAGTTTCTGGATATTCAATAGTAACATCTACAGCAAAATACTCGGACCCTAAGACCCAATAACCATCAGGGTCAAATTGTGATGTTTCAATTTGAATTGTACGACGCATATTTCTTATAGGATTAAATTGTGATGTTTCAACTTGAATTGTGTGGGCCATACTAACACTCCTTTTATTAGTCATAATAGATTTATACCTACAGGTATTATACTGTTTATGAATAGACTTGTCAAATATACCCTATTGACCAACCCTCCAAAGTATGCTATTATAATTATGTTCAGAGGTGGGACCTCATCGGTCTCACCTCTTTTTGTTTAGTCTACCTTGAGACCTGCCTCAAATTGGGGTAGCAATAAACCAAGATGGCCCGGAGTGCTACCGGGCGAGGAGTTATAATGCCTGATTTCAAAGTTCGACGTAAGATTTTGGCCACCGGTGGGATTGACATTACCGGGACGGCCTCCTTCTCCGGCCCAATTGCGGCCGGTTCTGCCGGGACTGCTTTTAATGATTTGCTTTACGGGTCTGGTTGTGTCAATTGCCCGTCGGCTACGGCCTCAACCGTAGTTGTCGGGACCGGTAGCTTGACTACCGGTTTTGCAGCCGGTGACCCTGTTTTCTTAACCCCCACTGCCAGCCTACAAGCTGGTATGGCTCTTATTGGGGCCTGTTGTGTGTCCGGTTGTATTTCGGCCAGTTGGTTCTGTGTCGGTGGGGCTGATGTGTCGGCCTCAGCCGATGTGCATTGCCATTACCTGATATTCAGTTAAGGGGGCCAACTATGAAACAGTTGGCCCAACACCTGGGGATAACTCAGGCCGAAGCTAAAAAACTGTGGGATTCTGTTGGCCTTGACGGTGACGAACAGGCCAGCCTGAAGGAAGTGTTCGGGCTGGCTGTCAAGGCTCCCCCTGATGGCCGGGTTTCGACCGGTAAGGTTGAGTCTGGCCTGGCTAAATTTAAACCCCCACCCAAGCCCAAGTCCAAACGAAAGAAGGCGGCGAAATGAGCAACAAAACTTTCGTTGCCAGAACTGCCGACCTGTACTATTCAACCGATGTAGAGTTGGCCGGGGCTGCCTGTGTTTCAGGCTCTTTACCTTGTGCTGGCTTTTCAAAGTTGTTAGGTGGGGTAATTTCCAATAGCTCTACTCTGGCCGCTGCCTCCGGGGTTAGAATTTACCAGTCTATCAACGGGGGGGTCAATTGGGATATTACCAGCGCTTCAGAAGCCTTGACAGCCGACACTGCCCAGACCTTTGACATTGATATCGTTGGAGACTATGTGCAATTTGTCTGGCGTAATGGAGCTACAGCAGCCAGCGGCCGGGCACATCTCTATCTGAGGCCATAGGACTATGAAAAATGGAACTTGCTTTCACGATTCAAATAACCCTATTTCTACAATTTTTTCTAGTCTCTCTCCTTTTCCTCTGGCTGGTGAGCGTGTGTTATCGGCTATACACGGAATACAGGAAGGACCAGGAAGAAGACGGAATTACCAGGGGATTATTACTCGTTTTCGGCGGTTGGGCCTTGCTCACGGTCTGGTGGATATGGACGATTCCAACAGTATCGATGAGGTTTGAATTAGCCACCTATGGCCGGTTGTTTAATTTGTTGTTATATGACCTGGTTTTGATTATCACATTGATAGCAGCGGTCTATCTCGATTACCACCTGTTTCGGAGAAACAAGTGATTAAACGTCCAATATCCAAACTCATTGCCGACCGGATTACTCCGGCCTACCAGCACGCCGGGGAATTTGCCCGAACCTACCGGCAACTAACTCCGATGTTGGACCAGACTATAGCCAGTATTCGGGAATTGGCCAAGGTGATGAGGACCAGCGCCGACCAGGGAGATACTCTGGCCGATGAGTTGGAAGTCATTTATGGGTATGCCCAGGAAGGCCGGGATATTGCCGAAGAACACGCCGATGAAATGGCCCAACTCGCGACCCTGGTCACCAACCTGGATGTCTTTTTACAGGGAGACCCAGGAATGTTGACCCACGTTCTACGAGTAGCTGACCCGGCCATAATGAAAGAGGCTGCCGGCAAACTGGACAGTAAAAGACTAGTCTTACTTCAACAGGCTTTGAATGAGGCCGTTGATGAATACAAGGAGTAGACTATGGCGGCAACAGTTGTCATAAATAGATTGATGGGGGTTGGCCCCACACCGACTGCCTGCCTGATTACCAGTGGGTCTTTACGGGCGGGGACCGAAGATGTCAATGTTAGCCCGTGTAATATCCCGGTCCCCTCTTCCGGCTCAAATTATAGTTACTGGATGGTCACCCAATTGGAAGCGACCGCTGCCCCCGATACCTCTCTTACCAATGTCAAATGGTACTCGGACGGGACTAATTCTCAGGGGACCGGGGTAAGTACAGTGGTGGCCACGGCCTCAGCCTATGCCGGAGCCAGTGGAACGGCCGGCTCATCCGGTATCATTTTGTCGGTTGCCAACTATGGGGCCGGTTTAACTGATGAGGCCAGCCCGGTCTGGCAATATACCTCGGATAGCTCAAGCCAGTTGACGGTATCCGGGTCTATTGATGCCTCGACCGGTTCATTTGCTGACCGGGTAGTTTTACAGGTTCAGGTGGAAAGTACCGCCGGGGCCGGAACGGTGGCCGAAGAGACGATGACTTGGGCCTTTGACGAAGCTTGATGACTGAGGAATTAACCTGGCTGGCCCACTATGAAGACGGTTCTAATCTGGCCCAGGCCAACGGAAACACCTACAAGGACATTGACCGGACCCGGTTAGCTATCTTTGATTTATGGCAGGGGGACCGGCTTGTTGTCCGGGTAGACCTGACCGATGATGTGACCGATGGGATAGGACCCCGGCGGCTTATTTGGCGAACCCGGCATTTTTTAGATAGCGCCGGGGGCCGGGTCAAAGTCCATCTCTGTGGCTGGCAACGAAGGGTGGCCGGGAAAAACGTGCAGGCCATTTGTTACGTGACTGAGGATGGGACGGTTTTATTGGGGGGGCAGTTTGGTCACAATTTGCCGTTCGGATATGCCCCGGTCAAGTTGGAGTGTGAAACTGATTTGACCTGATAGTTTCTGATAATCGAGACAACTGCAATACAATGCGGTTTGATAGAGGACGCGCTACGGCCATACCAGGCTGGCGCGGTTTTGTATACCTTAAGGAGGTTACTATGGCTGATTTATTGGCCTTATATAACGAGTTGACAACTGACCCTCTGGGTCGAGGGTATGACGGGATGTCGGCTGCTTCGGCTGCCTCCAACCTGAATATCGTAGACCGGACCCGGAACCGGGAAACGATGGAGGCTTATGAGGTGATGAACGCTATTGCTGTACCTGAATTTCTGGCCCTATCATCGGCCAGCCGGCAAATAGTCTGGGATATTTTACATAATGGAATGGTCAACCCTTTTGGGGTGGAGGCCGATTTATTTATTCAGGTCTTTGGAGCCGGGGCCAGTACCCTTCAAACTCTGGCTGATTTAAGAGTAGATGATGTTAGCCGAGCAAACGAGATTGGATTCGGTCCGGTCAGTGAAGGGCAGGTTATCAAGGCCCGTGCCCTGGGAGGTGAATGATGGCATCAAGAATTGGCTATACCAGTTTATCGGCCTCAACTTTATCGGCCTCAGCTACGTTTGTCAGTTTGGCCGATGACGGAAATGCGTCCGGGGGAATAATTGAGGCCAGTGATAATGGCCAGATGTATGGTGACTGGATATTGCAGGCCAGCTTTACGGCTGCCCCGTCGGGTGGGGTTTCCTTGTATTTTGTAACCAGTCACGGAAACCTGACAGTAGATGGTAATGGTTCGACAGACCCTCCCCCTAATGCCCTGGTCGGGGTATTTTCAATGCGTCAGGTGACCGGTGTTCAGCGAGTCCCGATAAGTTTTTTACAAATTCCTAACCGGGATTTTTTCCCGGTTTATATTAACGAGACCGGTGTATCGATGGGGGCCGGTTCTAATGCAGCTTATTATGAGTTATATGACATAAACCCGGATGCCTGATGAGTATTAAGACCTTGCCCCTTTACCGGGGTTTGCGGCGGACGCTTTTTCCTGATGGTCCGTTTGAATTGAACAAAAACTCCCTACAGGCCAATGGGTTGGTGGCCTGGTGGCCGACAATTGCTAGCCGGGGTGGAAATGTTATGATGGATTTGGCTCGCCGTCATAACGCGGCTTTTAACGGCGGTTTGACCTGGACTATTGACCCCAATGCCGGAAATATTTTAGATTATAATGGCTCCTCTGGCTATTTATCGTTTAGCCGTACCGGGGATATACCTACATCTTCTGAGGCTTTTACACTATCCGTTTGGATAGAAGACAATACTACTGTTGACAACCTAGGCACATATCATCGCATTATCTCATACTATGATGAATCACAAAATATCCAATTGGGATTAGGCCGAACAGAGACATCTGGTGATAGGTGTTTTTATATTTACAATTTGTCTGGTGGCGGTGGCGACCCATCAGAAGTAACAATGGGAGACGTTCCGTTGATTCTCAACCACGTTATCGCCACATTTGATGGCAGTAACGTATACAAGATATATCTCAACGGGTTCGATAAGGGTGGAGGATCAATGGTAACGGGGGTGGGGGGCTTTACCGCCAACTCAACGACCGTATACATCGGGCAACGGGGCAACGGGGCTTATGTTGACGGGACGATAGGTGACGTTAGGTTCTACAACCGCGCCTTGTCCGACGCCGAAGTCTGGCAACTCTACGACCAGGCTACCCGGTGGGAACTGTACCAACCGGTCCAACCGAAATTTATAGTCACTATCCCGGTAGCCGGAGGGCCAACAACCGAAACTGTTAGCCATATATTGGCAGCCACCCTCCGAAAAACTCAGACAGTTGACCACATTCTAACAGCCACCTTACAAGAAACCAGGGCCGAAATTCACGTTCTGACTTCTACCCTCGAAAAGACCCAAACGGCCTCTCACGTCCTGACAGCCCAACTATCCGGGGTTTCAACTGTTACCCATATTCTAACCTCAACTCTTAAAAAAACTCAAACGGTTACTCACGTCCTGACTTCTACCCTTCAAAAGACTGATACAGCCACCCACGTCCTGACAACCGAACTTACTCAGACCCGGACAGCCACCCATATCCTAGCCTCAATCCTTGAAAAGACCCAGACGACCACCCACGTCTTAACGGCCGAACTTTCCCAGGCCGGGGTAGTTCAATACCTATTAACGGCCACCCTGTCTCAGACCCAAACAGCTACCCATATCCTGGCTGCTACCCTATCTCAAACCCAAATGGCCACCTACGTCCTGACAACCCAACTATCAGGGGCCACAACTGTCAATCACGTCTTGGTTGCTACCTTATCCCAGACCCAAACAGCTACCCATACCCTGGCTGCTACCCTCCAAGAAACCAGGACTGCTACTCACATTTTGACAGCCACTTTGGGAATGGCCCAACTGACCCACGTCTTAACGGCTACCCTGATTTCCCTGGAAGTTCCGGGTCGGGTCGAGTTGGCCGGGTCATTGGTTTTGACTACAATATTATCGGGTAGATTTGAGACCGGAAAAGCCTTGGCCGGACAATTCGAGGGAGCCATTGATTTAAGAGGAGAAAAATGATGACGAAAGTCACTCAAGATTTCGAGTATTGGACCGGGGATGATAAAACTTTGATCTATACAATTACCGGGTCAGACTCCGGTAGTGTCAACATGGCCGGGGCTACCTGTGAATGGCTCCTACAGGATGAGTATGACTCCGGGTCTTTGTTAAAACTTGCTACCGGGGGTAGTGGGATTACTATCTCAGGCTGTACGGTCTCAGTTCAACTATCAGCCTCAGATACTATCGGCCAGACCTGGCAAGGGACTTATCATACCCAATTGGCGGCCTCGGACGCAGCCGGGAATGTAGCTGTATTGGCCGTTGGTACTGCCCGAATACACCGGCGGGCCTACTAAGGAGGATATTATGAGCTATTCAAGCCCTAGTGCCGTTGGGGCCTTATGTCGTAACCTATTAGGCGAGTTTGTGACCTGGACCGATAGCAGTTGCCCTACCCGGCAACAGGTAGACGGCTGGTTATCGTCCGGTTGTTCCATTATCGAGGCCCGTCTATCAGCCCTGGGTTACTCAGTCCCGGTCAGTCAGGGGACCAGGGCCTATGATTGGCTATCGGACCTCAATACCCTGTTTGGGGTCAGCCGGGCCGAGTTAAGCCGGACCACAGCCACTATCGGGCCGGGGGAAAGAAGCCGGGGAGAGCTATTTTCTGAAATGTTTTATGATGGCCTTGACAGGTTGGCCGATATTGACCTGTCCAGTATGGGGGTAAGCCGGGCCAGCCGGGGGGTGATGTATGCCGGGGGTATCTCAGTGGCCGACAAGCAAACTCAGGAGGCCGATACAGACCGGGTGAAACCACGTTATGAACGGGATATGTTTAGATTTCCGGGGGTCCAGGACCCAACCGGAGGAACGGCCAGTTAGGAGGTTATTATGACACAGTACAGAAGCTACAAAAAGCCAGAAGTGCCATTTGGTATTATGGTTTCCGGTGGGTCTATTCCAGGCTGGTCCTATGTCCATAAATTCGGGCGAAATCCGGCTTGTGCTGCCGATACCAAAGAAATCATCTGGGACGGCTCCAGAGGAACCTATGAATGGCCTGACTCGGCCTGTACCCTGTCTATTCAATCTACTTCTGCCTGTGATGTAGCCACTACCGGGGCCGGGGCGCAAACGGTTAAAATCTATGGCCATAATGCCAGCCGGTCAGAAATATCTGAGACCGTATCTCTAAATGGGACAACGACCGTTAATTCGGCCTGCGCTTATAGTCGGGTATTTAGAATGGAGGTTACTCAGGCCGGGTCAGATATGCACAATCACGGCATTATATCGGCTTGTGCAAATAGCTATGGATTGGCCTATATTTCGGCTTCATACAATCAGACCTTGATGGCCCTATATTCTATTCCAGATGACCGGGAGGGATTTTTGGTTGATTGGTATGGGTCTGTCAATATTTCAAGTAAAATTGCCGCTGAACGAGAGGCTGACCTAACTCTATGGATTCGTGGGGCCAGTTCAAATAATGCTTTTCAGATTAAGGACTTTATTGGCCTTAACTCTAATGGGGCCGGTCATGCTGAAATAGATTTTAACCCGAACCGTTATCTAGCTCCCGGTACAGACCTTTATATTTCAGCTTGCGCCCAGGATGCTGATACAGACATATCGGCCGGTTTTGACATTTACCTACATGATATAACGTAACCCCTTGCAGTCTGCCTCAAAATGTTGTATAGTATTTTTACAGATTACAACAGTTTGATATGGGCCGGGGGTCCCTGGTCAGAAAAGGAAAACTACCTTGCAAAAGGAGAAGGAGGTGGGCCAGGGCAGTTCTATTCAAGCGTATAACGTTGTCTTCATTTATGCAGACAATCAGCATGAATGGAACTGCTCTAGTCCCAGTGGCGTAGTCTATCGCCATCAAGTGGTTTGAATCGGGCCGGCCAAGGCTGGTCTGGTAGACTCATTCACGTTTCCGGATTCACCGAGTTCCTCAACCCCGTCATTCAAGACATTCTGATGCCGGCCGATGTGATTATCGTCCAACGTAATGTCATCCATCCCAGGGTTTATGATGCTATGGCCTATTGGCAAGGGATGGGAAAACCGGTAGTGGTTGATCTGGATGACGCCTACCATTTTTTGCCCTGGTCCAATCCGGCCCGGCCTTTCTGGTTCCTGAAACCCCTGCCGGATGTAGACGGGGTAGAACGGGAAGGGGCCGGTATTAGGTTGCTTGAGGAAGGTCTGGTTAGAGCTGACGGTCTGGTAGCCCCGAACAAGCTGTTGTTGGCCGATTGGGAGTATGCCAGCGGCAATAGTTATTTTATCCAGAATTATGCCGAGCCATCCTGGTGGGGAGTGCCACCCCCCGGCCCGTGGGTTCCATCCGGTCAACAACATTGGACCTGTAAAGATGATGACCGGCTCTGGCCCGTTAAGTGGTGGCGAGACAGAAACAGAACGGTCAGGGGCCTACCCCCCCGGTCTATCCTCAAGAAAGGATTGGGGATAAAAGATAGAATAGTTATTGGGTGGGGTGGGTCGATGTCCCACTATGACAGTTTTTGGGGGAGTGGTCTAATGCAAGCCATCCCCAAAATATCGGCCCGATACCCCGAAGTCCTGTGGATGATCTGTGGGGGCGAGAAACGGCTTTATGAACAGTTAGAGGTTCCGGCCCGACAAAAGTTCTGGCAACACGGCGTTCCTCCCCAACAATGGCCCGAAATAGTCTGCCGGTTTGACGTGGGCCTGGCCCCCCTGTATGGGCCTTATGACCAGCGTCGGTCCTGGATAAAAGGAATTGAGTATGCTCTGGCCGGAACCCCGTGGGTTGCTACCAGGGGCGAGACTTACAAGGGCCTGATAGACTGGCCTGCCGGCCTACAAGGGCCGGAAAGCGCCGAATGGTGGGAAGATAGCTTAGAGGTTATTCTGTCTGACCTTGAGGGCTGGCAGGATAAGGCCGAGGCCCTGTTACCGGAGGCCCGAAAGCGGTTCATTATTGACAATAACCTGGACAAATACAGTCAGGCTATTAACCAGATGATAGCCGATAAACAACAGGCCGGGCAGGGTGAGGTGGTTCTGCCGAACGTGATAAGGATACCAAAAAATGGCAAAAAGGAAAAGGAAGTCAGTCGGGACATCCCGACCGGAGAAATTATCAGTCTTGACGGCCCAGGCCCCAATGGGGTCAGAGAGGTTGAAATTAAAACCGGGTAATGTGTTGATGTTGGCTGAGGAGGTTGGGGGTCAATTGCCGACTATTGCCGGGGTTGAGGTAGGACGGGCTTTGACTTATGATTTGATACAATTTCTGAATAGGAATTGTTGACCGAAATAGGTTTGGTGATTATCCGAATCATAAATTTGTACCCTATACAGCCAATATTCTTCGTGTCAATCTCTGTTGCTTAAGCCATATAACGCCCGCCAATAAGCCGCGCCAACGGGACTTGGTTTATAGTTGAGCCTTACAGCCAGAGGCACGTGTCTGGCGTCGGCTTTATTGGCTTTGTTAGGTTGCGTCTTGGCTATCTTGCATTGCCAGATACAGCCCTAGCACAACTTTGTCCATTACCATTTCAAGATCGGTTTGCGACCAGATTGCAAACCCTTTTTGCTTGTCAAAAATAGCCTGATTTATTTTGCGACGTTTTAATGGCTTACCTGTTCGCTTATTTAGACCGTAGTCAAAATCTTCCGTAAGGCACTTTAATATTTTTTTCTTTGCTAACCGTATATCTGATTTGTTCATAGCAACCTAACGCCCGCCAATGAGCGGCGGGCTACTGTGATTGTTTGTGATGGCCAGAATCAACCGTCCGCTCCATTGGCATTGTTGGGCGGATGCATACCGGATAGCAATGCTTCTGGTATGATGCGCCCTGAGCGTTTGGTTGAAAAAAATACATTTTCTGGCCTGCCTCGATAACCGCACCGCATTTGTCACAGGTCGTTATGTAATCGTTGACAACTGGCTCAAAATTAAACAAGTTCCACCTCTAAGCTATCCGCCTAACGATCTGAGTTGTGGCGATTGCGGGTTGGCTCCACAACTATGATTTACAGAATATTTGCAGCCCCAACCGACCACAATTAAAAGCAAGATTAGCAATTCGCTACGAACGACTTGTTAGCTACCGTGACGGCTGGCATAGACACGCAAACACCGCTTGCAGGCATTGGCTAACGGTACATTTATGGTCATCCGGTAGCCATTAGAATATTTTCCGCTGGTATCAAAACCACGTCCGCAAATTGGCGCACTAATATGTCCGGCTTCAATTAAATTTTGGCGGCTTTTACCTTCGCCAGCCTCATAAACCAAATGTAACTTTTGACCACCTTTGATTTGCATATAACGCATTTTGGCCTCCAAAAGAAGGTAGCTAACTATTGAGTTGTGGCGATTGCGGGCCAGCACCGAACCGCAACATAATTGATAGATACGCTGGCAAGACTATTTCAAAAATCGCTGTGGTAGCAATTCGCCCACCAACGATTTGTTATTACGGGGTTGGATTACAAAGCCGTATTTCTCTTGCCTCACCCGTTCTTTTTCAACCCAAAGGGCGCGGACATTAGCCACTTTCTGGTTATCAATTTCACCATCTGTAAATAATATCCCTTCGGGGTCATCGCGGTAATCCCACACCCCGCCAAGTTTAACTTCGCCTGTTTCTCTATCAAAAACAACTTCAAGGGCCAACCCTAACGGATGAAAGAACTGCCGGTTCGCCTCTTGCAAAAAACCCTTCTCTTGAAATTCTTTTATGTTTATACGTTTGATTTCTGGCATCTTGCCTCCGATCTTAAAACAAGTACATAACAATATTATAACATTACACCTTGCTTGATATTATACCCAACCTATGCTATAATGTCAAATATGAAACCATCAAATGAATTACAACAAAAATTGGACAGTGCCTTTGCCGGCCTGTCCAAGAATACCGTCCGGCTTTACTCTCACTGGATTATTGAGTTGGCCAAATTCCACGCGCCGCTCAAACTATCCGAGCTTGAACAATGGTATATTGACCAGTTTTTGGCCTGGATGGTCCGGCCCGGTGAATACTCCCGATCTACTACCAATCAGGCCAAAAGGGCGATCCGTCTGTTTTATGAGTCGCTCGGCAGGCCGGTCAATGTACAAATGGTATCGACCCGGCACAAATCCCGACCAGTCGATACCATCAGCCGGGAGCAGGTCAAGGAGGTTTTGTCCCGGTTGCCACTGCTGTACCAGATGCTGGCTGGCGACATTTACCACAACCTGACCCGACCCGGCGAGGTCGTCAAGCAGTCGAGGTCCAGGGGTGGATATACCGCCGTCTCTACCCTAACCAATCACATCAAACAAGCCGGTAAGGAGGCCGGGATTATCAAGCCGGTAACAGCGATAACACTATATCAGTCCGGCATTGTTCATCGGCTTGAGGATAACGGACCGGTGGCAGTAATGGAACTAACAGGGCTAAAACCAAGTACAATTCAGAGGTACTTGAGACAGACTAAAAATAGTGATATAATAAATAAAAAGGGGTTTTAATGAAAACTATTGTAGTTAGCCATCAACCGACTTTTTTACCCATTATCCGGCAATTGTCTCAATTAGGATGGACCATTATCACCCTGACCCAACCCTATGCCCAGGAATTGGGCAATCAGGGAATTGAGGCCAAACCTCTGGGGGCCTTTGGGGGCGAAGGACAAGACTCGGCCTTTGCCTGGGCCGGGGCCTGTATCTCGGCCCTGTCCGGCCTGGAACTGAACGGGGCCGGGCCGGGGCCGATAGGTTGGCTCAGACAAAACTCAGTCCCCTTTTACTATCCCAGATTGGCCGACATGGGGATGATCGTTGTCTGTCTTGAAAATCTCAAGCCTGATTTGGTCTTGCTACATAATGATGTAGAACCGGCGACCAGGGCCGTAGCTCTGTGGGCCAAAACCAAGTCGGTTCCTTGTCTACACATCCCTCACGCTATTTACCAACTGGTCAACCGGGGGCCTCTAGGGACCGATGTCCACGACTTGGTAACGGCCTCGAATATCGGGGTGGCCGGCCCTTTCCAGCGGGTCTGGTATGAGGCTTGTGGGGCTGAACCGGCTAATGTCAGGGAGACCGGCCTGCCTCAGTTCGATGGGTGGGCCACCCGGCAATCGGGGGACCAAAAGAAGGCCAAGAAATTGTTGGGCCTTGACCCAAACAGGCCGGTAGTAGCTTACGGGGGAACCTGGCCCCAGGGGACCAATGCCGGGGGCCTAAATGATGAATGGCAATTTGTCTACTTCTCTTTTCTTGAGGCAGCCAACCGGCTTGGCTTTCAGGCTGTAGTCAAATGTCATCCCAGGGGAGGAAAACAGAATTGGGACTGGCACGTGCAACAGGCAACCGAGGCCGGCCTGGATGGAGTTGTAACCCCATCTCACCTGGAACAAGTGATAGATGCCTCTGACCTATTTCTGGCCCCCTACGGCTCTAATGTATTGCTTGAGGCGGCCCATAATCCGGCCTGTCGACTGGCTACGACCCACGGCTATAAGGGAGACAGGGCCGTGGAAAAAGTGCCGATAGACCCAGACGGGATGGCCGAGGCCCTGGGTAAATTATTGACCGAAGAACCCAGGCCAACCGGGACCTTGTTGGCCAAGTACCTGGGAGACCGGGATGGGTTAGCCTGGCAACGGGTAGTAGGGTATTGTGAGGAGTTGGCCTGATGCCCCCAATACGTTTGAAAATTGAGACCCACCCATCTTTAGAGCAAGTCTCTTTACCTTACCGGAAATTTAGAGAAAAGGATTTGGCCGGGTTTATGGAGACATTAGCCGGGATATTGCATCAAAATATCCAGGATGTTGCCCCAGTTCGAACCGGTGTTGGCCGAAAAAGTATTGTTGCTCGAAAAAGAAAAGATTTGGAATGGGCAATCTTAATTGATAGACGGTTTCGGGGTGGGAAATATATGACCTGGCAACATGAAGGGGTTTCACCTTCAAAAATAAATCCGATAGTTCCTAGAAAAAAACAGGCCCTTTGGTGGAGTGGGCTTCCTCATCCGATAGCTATTGTCAGAAATCATCCAGGCATTAAACGGCTTGGATTTTTCGAGACTGGAATTGAAATGAGTAGAGGAGACCTTGATTCTGCCAGAGATTTGATAGGGGCTGAAATACAAAGAAAGTTTGAGGAATAATTATTCTAAGGGAAAAGATAACTGAGACCAGTTTCTCGGTCTAGTAATAACAATAGATTTTTGTTGGTTATCTGGTAAGTTTGTCAATAAAAAGCTTGACAGTTTGTTGTCAAGATATTTATTTAATTGTTGCGCTAAAAACAAGCTAATATTATCAACAGTATATGAAATTCTTATCAAAATAAAATCATATTTTTTAGCAAAGTTGTTTTTGATTTGGTCATTTTCTTGAGTTTTTTGTAGGCCATCTTTTCCCCCAAATTCTGCAACTGGTTCAAAGTGTTGCCGCCCATCATATTCAATTAAGAACTGTAATTTCCCAATTCTGTAATTACAAAGGGCCACCCCTATGGTCTACCCGCAACAGTTTTTGTAAGAACTGACGGCATAGAGGCGGCCCTTTGTAAGCCAGTTGTCCAAATAAAAAACCGTTGCTTGCAGACAAGAATATTATACCACAATACTTGGACCGACACAAGTACCCCCTTGTCAACCTCCCCTAATTATGTTATACTATTCCTAGAAATCCCAACGGCCAGCTAGCCCCTGGCCCACAACCTAAAGACAGTAATCAGGCCGAGAGGACCGGCATCCTCTCGGCCTTTTTGTATTGGAGCAAAATGTCAGCTTCAAATATTGCATCGGCCCTGGTCACTACTTTATCTAGTGCATCACGGTTTGGGCCAAAATGTGTTGGGCTTGATTTTGGGGTACTTGAGACAAGTTCGGCCTCTGGGATTGTAGTCTCCTGGGCCACAGTCGAGGCCATGCAGGGTCAGTTCGGGGACCGGCCCGAAAGTGACCGGGAATGGACTTTCCTGCTGGATACATTTAGTAAGGACACCGGTAACGTCAAATCGGTATTAGCCCGAACTTTGGCCTGTGTGGATGATGTGTTGGGGGCCATCGGGGATGACCCGACCTTGCAGGGAACGGTCGAAAGGGTATCGGCCATCCGAGGCCGGCGGAATGTTGACCTGGCTTATGAGGCCGGGGGCTTTACCTGGCTACGGATGCCGATAGAGGTAGATGTCGTTGAATGGCCTTAGTCATATTCAACTAAATTTCAACTTGTTTATTGTAAAGTTGAATCTAGTAATCACAAAGTGATATTTAATGTTATCCCCTAGCTTGTAGCATCGCCTCATGATTGAGGAATTACTGGGTCAAGTACGCCATAAAATTGTAGGTCATTTGCCTCAGTAATTAGAGTTGGATGTATGACTGCATCCATTGATTAAAATTATAACACAAGTTTAAAATATATAGAAATGGCCTTACGGGTAGAAAGGGGGCCTTATGTCCAAAAAGAAGAAACTGTATCGGATATTAGAGCCGGGGGGCCTAACCCTGGCCGGCAAACATTTTGTTGAGCATCAGGAATATGACCTGTTGGCTGAAGGGTGGGGGACCGGTGACATTGGCCCGGCCCTCCGGTCAAATATGATAGTTGAGGCCGGGGAGGTTGAGGAACCTGAACCGGCCAAAAAAGAACAGATAACAAAGGAGAAAGACAATGACTAGAAAGTCGGCGCGTGACGCCTATATCGTTATTCTGGATGGTAATTCGGCCAGTCAGAATATCAGTGGCCGGTCCAATAGTTATACATTCAGCTTTACCTCGGAAGAGGTGGACGTGACTACCTTTGGGGCCTTATACCGGGAACGGGTGGCCGATGGTTTGCGGGATTGGTCTCTGGAATTGGGTGGTTTTTGGGACGGGGCAGCCTCCCAGATTGACGATATTTTTTCCAGTGTGTTTGCAGCCTGTACGTCGGTTTGTCTGTACCCGGCCGGTTCATCGGTCTCGACCTACTATTCCGGCTGTGCAATTTTGCAGGACTACACGGTCGAGGGGGCCGTTGAAGGAGTTGTCTCCTGGTCGGCCACCTTGATGGCGGCCAGTATCCTCAATTGGACTGATGGTGATGGTATTTAATGGCAACTAGGGAGGCCAATACAATGGCTAAAACTAAAATGGTGATGCCGGTCAGAACCCGGCAAGTTGAACTTGATGGGGCCTGGGAGGGGTGGCAATTCGAGGGCCGGGTCAATCCCCCTATTGCTATTCTGGATAAGTTACAGTCTGACCGGTTCCACGATATTTGTGAGGCCCTGGGGTCTATTATCCTTGATTGGAATTTTGTAGATGAGGAAGGCCAACCCCTGGACTCTCCCCCCCAGGCCAAAGAGAAGGCCATCAAGCAATACCGGGCCAATTTGAACGGGGATAAACCTACCCTGACCGAGGAAAAGATCATAGGGATTGAGGCCGCTACTCAGGCGGCGGCAGCCCTGCCTTTTGACCTGGCTATTGCTGTTTCGGCGGCCCTGTCCCGGTCTATTGCTACACCGGACCCAAACTAACGCTCAGGGTGATGGACGCCGGCAAGACTGGCGCTCCTCCACCCTGGGCCTTAGTCAAAGCCTGGTTGTGTCAGTTCTACGGCTGTACCCCCGGCCAACTGGCTCAGGAAGAGGCTGATGAAATTTTGCTACTTTATAATTTGAGTGGAACCTATGAAGAGTGGCGCAAGAAAAGGCCCGGTTTTGGTGGCAATAAACCCAAAATCAGGAGGCTCGAATAGTGGCCCGTAATGTCACCATCAGGTTCATCGGTAAAGATGAACTATCCCCCGTTGCCCAAAAGATAGGTAACAATATGTCCGGCCTGGGCAAACAGCTTGGGTCGGCTTCTTCTGAGGCATCTTCATCGACCGGTATATTCTCTAAATTAGGGTCGGCCATTGGTGGTATGGCTACTGTGGCCGGGGGGATTATTGCGGCCAATATTTTTGGCAATCTCGTTACTGGCTTAAAGGATTTTGCGGCGGCCGGCCTTCAGGCTGTCGGTGAAACCCAGATGCTTGAGCAACGGCTTAACTCCCTCTTTGCAGCTAACCTAATGTACGAACAACAAACAGTCACCACTACTGAGGCCATAACTAAATCAGCCGAAGCTATTGCCAAAGAACGGGAGGAGATGGAACGGAATGTGGCCAAGCGCGATACTCTGGCTGCCAAGATACAGGAACAACGTCAACGGGTTATAGACTTGACGGCAGCCTGGGGGGAACAGGGGTTGGCTACCAAAACAGCCCAGGCCAAACTTGGGGAGATGGAAGTTCAGTTATCCCAACTAGATGCCGAAATAGCCAGGGGGGTATCATCAGTTGATGATTTTGTAACTATCACCCAAACTCAATGGGTTCCTACCGGTAAAGATTTGGCTCAGACCCAGGCCGAAGCCAGGGTTGAGGCTGAAAAACTCCTCAAGGGTATTGAGGCCCTGGTCAAAGTTTCTCCCTTCCCTACAACTGAAATTCAGACTATCGGGGCCTACGGGGTTCAGATGGGGATGACAGCCGATGAGGCCCTGGAATTTACTACCACGATGACCAACTTGGGCCTGGCCCTGGGTCTACCAGCGCACGAAGTGGTCAGAATGTCTCAAAACCTGAAACAGATGCAGGGGATGAGTAAACTAACTACTATTGATATGCGGGAGATGGAACGCCGGGGTTTTGATCTGGCCAAAGTCTTACAAATTGAAATGGGGATGTCGGTTGAGGAGTTTAATGCCGAACTTGCCCGGTCCCCGGAAAAGTTCAACGAGCTTATTTCAGCCATCAATACCTTTTCTCAAAACACATTCGGGGATGTTATTACCCAGATGAACCAAACCTTACCGGCCATGTATGGTCGGCTCAAGGATACGTTTGTTTTAGGGGCCAGAGACTTGTTACGGCCCATAGTCGAAGCTGTAACCCCGTTTGCCTCAGATTTTATAGATGAGTTCGATAGTCAAATGACTACCTTAATGCCTGCCATCGGGGAACAGATAGCCGGTTATCTGGTAACCGGCCTGCAACTAGGACAGACCGGTCAACTCGGACCAGCTATAGCTCAAATTCTATCTGACGGGTGGACTAACTATGTTTTGCCGGTCCTACAAACCTGGACAGAGACATTTTTTCAGTGGGTAGTGACAACGGTTCAGGAATTACCTACTCAATTATCAACTTTGGTATCCGGTATTACCGAATATTTTTCCGGGTCCGGGGCCGAACTGCAAACCTCGGTTCATACCTGGGTCCAGGCATTTTGGTCCTGGGTACAGGAGGCCGGAGCGCAGTTAGGTCAGGTCTTGGGGGCCTTGTTAGGTCAGATATTCAATTGGGCCTCAAGTGGGGAAACCCAAACCCAACTTAACGAAATGGGCTTTGTTTTGGGACAACGGTTAGTAGATGGTTTGGCTCAATTAGTCGAGGACCAGGCGGCCCTAATTGATATTATGTCGAAATTGGTAGCCGGTTTGGGAATAGCAGTTGGGGCTATCGGTGGGGCCTTGATAATGGTTGGGGGCCAGATTGTGGCCGGTATCATCTCCGGTATTCTGGAAAAATTGGGGGTAGACCTCAAGCCGGCCTTAGTTAGTGACCTGGGAAATATTTTTTCCGGTATGGCCGAAAACATTAAAATCATTGCCAAAGTCATCGGAACTAATATTGTCGAGGGCATCAAGACCGGGATAACCGATGCCAAAGACAAAGTAACTACGGCCATAACTGACATAGCTACCGGGGCCTTGGATACCATCAAAGATGTTCTGGGTATTGGCAGTCCGGCCAAAGCCTTTATTGACATCGGCCTGAATATTATGGAGGGGCTGGCCGGGGGTATTACTGAGAATATAGGCAAGGTTCTGGGAGCGCTTGGGTCAGTCGGTAAGTCTCTTCTGGGGGGCCTATTCGGGGGGGATGATGAAGGGTCAAGCCTGGACCTGGGGGACCTGTTAATGAACTTGGTAACCGGTATCCCGGAGGCCATAGAGAACCTAAAGATCGGCTTTACCGAACTGTGGACGATATTGAATGAACAAGTAGTTGGCCTGGTAATAGAACAGGCTCTTGTTCCCCTGGTAGCTTTATTAGTACAACTGTATACGGTCCATATTCCTACCCTACAAACAGTTTGGACGGCAGCCAACGAAGCCATCACTTCATCGACGTTCCCGGTCCATGATGCCATCCGACTTATTATTACCTTATTGGGTCAAGCCTCACAAGCGGTCAAACAGTTGGCCCTGGATTTTAAGGCGGCTATGGATGACATTGCCGATTCGATGGAAGATGCCGCCGATGGTATTGGGGAATTAGTAGACCGGATAGATGAGGCCACTGAGGCATTTAGGAAAATGGCCGAGGCAGCCAAGGAAGCGGCAGGGGCCTCGGAGGCTGCCGGGTCTACGGCCCCCGGTGGGGCCGGGTTCCAACACGGTACGGGCCTGTCAGGGTTCCGGGTTCCGGGGCCTGGGGGCCGGCCTTTCCCCTTGACGGTTCATGGCGGCGAGATGGTTGAGGTAATGCCGGCCGGGGCAGCCAGACAGGCCCGGCGGAGTGGGGATGGTGGGGGTAATACCTGGAATGTGACTATTAACGCTACGGAGTCGGTTGGGGGAGTTCAACATTCTTTGATGACGCTGATGGCGCTTGTTGGTTCCTCTTCTGGATGATTTGAATATCCCATAGGTAATCTTGCTTAGTATGGTAAAGTATGGTATAATTACCTTACTATACTATAACACTAAAGGAGATTACCATGAGTGATTATATTTTGTTAAGTGCTTTAGCCGATGAATTGGGGATGTGGAAAAGTAACTTAAGAAAATACATTTTATCAAACGGAATTTCATTTCAAAAAATAAGAACCCCAGAAACAAGAAATCAATTAGCCTTAGCCTTAACTGAGAATGATGCCAATTTAGTCCGGCAACTAAGAGAACAAGGTGGATTTGGCACGAAAAAACCTATTCCTTCTGATAAAAACGGGGATGGGTTTTTTTATATCATCCAAATTGTTCCAGACCTTGACCCATTACGGGTAAAGCTTGGCTTTTCATCTAACGTTGAGGGACGTTTACAGGCCCATCGAACTGCGGCCCCTACTGCCAAATTGGCTAAGTCTTGGCCCTGTCGTCGTAGTTGGGAAATAGCAGCTATGGCAAGTATAACTAAAGACGGCTGTGAGTTGATTGCCAATGAGGTTTATATATGTAAGGATGTTGACAAACTCACAAGTAACGGTGATAAGTTCTTTGAAATTATGCCAGAAGTTAATTTTTAAGGCTATTGTACTGTTCTCTATTTTGTGATAAAATGAGGTTACAGGCAATCAAAAAATAATAATTTGAAAAAGCGGTGGGACCGCCCAGGCCCTACCGCTTTTTTATTGGAGTAACTATGGGTGATTGGAAAGTTATCCAAAATGGAAGTCAGCTTGATTTTGCTGACAATTTTGGCTTTAGAATATCGCAGGCCCCTGGAACCGGCTTTAGTCCGGTTGAAAATATTTATGTCGATTACGGCCTACTTGACGGGGGCCTCTTCCAGCGTACCCGGACCGGGGTCAAGTCATTTAGCCTGGTAGGGACTATCTCCGGTTCAAGCGTGGCCGGCCTGTTGGGGAATCGGCGGGCCTTAATTGATGCCGTCAAGCCTGACCGGACCAGCCCTCAAGAGCCGGTGGTTATCCAATATACCGGGGGGGCCTCAACCTTGCAGGCCAGCGCCTATTATGATGGGGGCCTTGAATTAGGTAATGTGGAAAGTTTTCACGAGCCCAGGGTGGCTCTGAACTTTTTGCAATTTGATCCGTATTGGGAGGTGGCGGCTAGTGATGGGGCGGTAGTTAACAATACAACTTCATTGGGCAACCAGGAAATAGTTACAGCTTCGTATTTTTTAGAAAGGCAAATAACGGGTCAATGGACAGTACCTGGCTCTATCGGTTGGTCTGGGGTTCCTGGTACTACGTCCAAGACATTATACGACCCTAGTGGGCGATTATATTTGGGCGCACCAGATGATGTTTTCGGTGGGTCAAATACTGGACCGATTGTATATCTTGAAAATAACCAATGGACAGCAATCTCAGCGTGTACCGGAGGAATTTTCTCAGATATGGCTTTGGGGCCTAATAGACTTTATGCCTTGAACATTAGAGACCATGCAGACCAGACTCAAAATGTCTGCTCCTGGATATTTGGGTCAGCCAGTATTTTTACGGTAGGAGCCAGTAGCGGACAAACATGGACAAATACGCCTAGGAATATACTTGTCGAAAAAAATAACAGCATTTTTATGACAGGTAATTTAACCGCTGTTGGTAGTAATACGGCTTGTGGTATTGCCTGGTTTGATGGAACCGAATGGTGGGGAGATACTGAATTTGATGGGGGAGCAAGTTTGGCGCAAACATATCCATTAGAGGATATAAAAAAAGGGGGGGATGGTAGATATTATGTAATTTTACCAGAAAATATAGATGCTGTTGGGTCTGCCGTTGAAGTGTCTGCCTGTGGGTTAGCAGCCTGGGACCGGTCTGCCAGTCGTTGGTATGGGGTTTCATCCTCCCCGACCGAATGGATTGGGGGAGGACTGGAAAGTATTGCAGTTGGCCTGGATGGTACAATGTATTTTGCCGGGGCCTGTGGTTTTGTTGGGTTAGGAAGTGGCTGTACCGCTGTTGCTTATGACTATGAAAATGTTAGATTAGTCGGAGGTGGCCTGGGAGGTGGAAATAGCCAGGTTAATGCCCTGAAGGTCGATGCAAATAATAATCTACATGCTGTAGGTCAAGGGAATATTTTACCGGTAGGTTATTCGGCCTCAAACCAATATTGGGTCTGGAATGGGTATAGTTGGAATGTTGGGGGAGGGGCTATTCTTTTTAATGACAATCTTTATGATATTGACATATACAATGATAACAACGACAAAAGAACAGCTATCGTAGGTAACTTTACATCGGCTAGTTGTTGTTCTTATACAAAAATCACAAATAACGGTACGTCTAATGCTTACCCCGTCATTACTGCCAGTGGACCAGGAAAATGGTACTCAATTGAGAATCATACTACAAATCAAACTATCTTAATAGATTATACATTGGCAACTGGTGAGACTGCATCGTTAGACCTTAGACCAGGACAGAAAACATTTATCAGTGATTTTAATGGTAATATATTGTCTAATATTCGGCCTGAATCAGATATATCTAATTTTTATTTGGCCCCCGGAGACAACAATATTACTATTTTTATAAATGATGAATCCGCCAGTTCTAACATTGAGTGGGTAACTCGCTCCTGGTCAATAGATTTATAAAATGCCTGTCAATTATTCTGTCTCCTTACTCAACCCAATAGGCGAACAGCTTGACCTATTAGATGACTGGCTTACCCTGTCTTATACCCGGTCTGTCAACGATGTTGGGGTGCTGGAGCTGGTCCTGGATGGTAACTATTCCCCTTTTGCTAACCTCAAACTTGATGGCCGGTTAGTGGTTTGGCGTAATGCCGGAGGCCGGTCTTATGCCGACACTGATACAGTATTTCTTATCCGACAAATAGAACGGACCTTATCCAGTTCAGGCCAACGAACGATAACAGTAGTGGGCCTGTCGGCCGTTGAACTACTTAGGCGACGCATTGTAGCCTATGACGCCGGGTCCTCTCAGGCCAGTAAGTCAGATTTGGCCGATGACTTGCTGAAAGAGATTGTAGCCGAAAACCTGGGTAGCTCGGCCACAGATAGCAACCGGGATATCTCAACCTATCTGGATATTGAGGCCGATGTCAGTTTGGGGCCAACGGTCACGACTGACTTTGCTAGAGACAATGTTTTGTCTGTCTGTCAGGAAATAAGTCAGTCTACAATTCAGGCCGGTAGTCCGGTTTATTTTGATGTAGTGGCCCCTACTCAATCCACCCTTGAGTTCAGGACGTTCCGGGGCCAACGAGGGCTTGACCACACGTTTCCAAGCGGAACAAACCCGGTGGTATTATCCCCGGACCGGGGAAACCTGGTCAATGTTAGACGAACCTATGATTGGTCTGATGAGGTTACTTTTGCCTATGTTGGAGGGCAGGGGTTAGAGAGTGACCGGGATGTGCAGTCGGCCTCAAGCGGGGACCGGATAGCCAACAGTCCTTTAAACCGGCGGGAACGATTTGTGAGTTATTCTCAGGCTACCAGTGGGTCAGCGGCTTTGGTCAATCAGGCTGAGGCAGCTTTACGGGAAGGCCGACCCAAACGGTCCTTTGTAGGAGAATTGGTCAACGTACCGGGGGCTACTGAATACGGGGTTCATTGGAAGTTCGGGGATTTGGTAACGGCCCAATTCGAGGGGGAAAGTGTTGACTGTATGGTTGAGGCTGTTCAGGTGAGCTTTGTCCGGGGCCGGGAAAGCATCAATGCCAAATTACGGGTAGTGGAGGACTGATGAGCTTTGAGCAGGAAGTAGCCGAGGTTTTGGTCAATCTAAGGCGACGGGTTGAACGGCTGGAAATTCAAGAAAGTAGTGGGTCTGGGGCAATACAACTCATTGCCGAAACAGAACTAACAGCTGATACTGCTATTGTATCATTAACATCTATCCCTGATAGTTACCGTGGATTGATTGTGACTGGACAATTCAGAACTACTCGTTCTAATGATAATGACACTATTGATTTCCGTTTCAATGGTTCGTCAGCTACTAATTATGATTATTTTTCCACAGCGTTTCGAGGTGATTCGGCCACAGTTTATAACTCAGGTTCTGGAGTCACAGAAATATCGACAGTATTTAACTGTGAAGGTGGAACGGCGTGTGATTCAAATTTTACTCCGGCTTTGGGATATATTTTAGGATATGCAGAAACAAATAGGCAAAAACAAATTTTCTCTGTTTTTTCTGGTAGGTTTGGGGATACTACCAGCAATACAGATTTTTTGTATAGGCAAACAATGGGTCGATGGAGATCGTCAGATGCTATTACCCAAATTGATATGTTCTCAACCAATGGTTGCAATATTGCAGCCTCATCTATTGTTCAGCTATATGGGATACTTTGATGGCTGACAAAGTGATAATTGTTGGAAAAAACATAACAAGAGTTCCATTGTCTGCTGACGAAGAGCAAATCATTGCTGACCGCGCCATTAATGTACCACAAGCCGAAGCTGACCGTCTTGCAATATTAAACGCCTGGAAAGTCTGGCTAGGTAATCACCCCGCAGTTCTAAATGTTTTACGAATGACCCCCGATGAAATTGAGGCAGAACTGGCCACCTACGATATAACCCAACTCCGGGCTGTTATTACCGCCCAGGCCGTTATTTTGGCCGGTCTGACCAGGGCTGTATTGGCCGATATCCAAGATAATTCTTGACAAGTATTTTAGGTTGTAGTATAATATCCTTGTCTATGTTAATCGTTTTAATTAACAGTCAAGGAGAATAGAAAAATGTCTGACAGTTTTTTCGATCAAGATTTTGGTTATGTGCCGGAGGACCAGGCCGAGGCCGTTCTACCTCCCCTTATTCAGTGGCGGCGGGGAGACCTGCAAAACGAGGATGAGCGACTCAAGGCCGGTTGTTTTCAATTGCCGGTCGAGCGGTATGGCCTCGATGATGTTGACCCGGTAGATGTTCTTCACGGGTCAAAGACCATCCCCAGTTATCTTTTTAAGGGCCTTCACGTGGCTGTCATCGGTTGGCGTAAGGACTGGTTTACCGGCCGGGGTGAGGATATGCGCCGGGTAACGACCTATGACCCCAACGTACGGGCCTGGAGCCGGACTCAAGCCTGGGTCCTGGTCAAGCAGTTGGGCAATGCTCAGTTTATGCTGACTTTCAGCCGGTCAAACTCAATGGGTTTTGAAGACGCCCTGAACCAATTCCGGCAAACGGTTATCGGCCCGGCCAGCCAGAAGGCCCGACGAGCTTTCCCGGTCTATTCCTTCTGGATGCCGGTTGGGGTTGGTGATGTCCGGGAATTCAAAGAACAAGGGACCTATGCCACCCCGCCGAAACTCTACTTGACCCCGCCGGTCAAAGAAGAGACCCTCAAGGATTTGTACATCGGTCCTGATTTGGTAGGGGTTTGCAAAGAGCTTTATCCCCAAGTTAAGGTCTGGGCCGAACGGAAATATGGCAAAGATGAGGTTACCGGTGACGATGAGGCCGAGTTCGATGATAACGGCCACAACCAGGCCGGGCCACCCCCGCCCCCGGAACCGCCGGCCAATGATGTAGCCCCGGTTTATGCCGGAGATGGCGAAATCCCGTTCTAAACTGAATAACCGGGGGGAGGGTTGAGGCCCTCCCCCATTTTTTATCTTAAGGAGTCCATACAATGACTGTACTATTTTTTGACATCGAAACGATAATCAGGCCCGAAGTCGAGGATGATGCCTGGGACTGGGCAGCCCAACGAACCCAACGGTTCGATACGGCTGTGGCCCTCGGTAACAAAGAAGAAGAGGAAGCCGTCAAGCAGTTGGCCGGAACTACCCCGGAGTGGATACAGGTAGTGGGCCTGTCTGTAGCCCGTGATGAAGAGATGCCCCGATCAGCCTGGGTGGGAGAACTACTGGAAGATGGCCGGGAAGTGACTGAACAATTCTTACTAGAATCCTTTTGGCAATTGTCCAGGGGACACAATAGCCGGCCTCCAACGTTGGTCAGCTTTAACGGGTCAGCCTTTGATCTTGATGTTATCCGGCTCCGGTCTGCCCTACTTGGGGTCAAGCCGGGCCGGGACCTGTCAGACATTAAACCCTGGGACCGTGAAAGTCATATAGATACATTTAGCTTGAGATGGCCCAAGGCGACACGGGCCAGGATGGGCCTCAAGGATTTGGGGAAACGGCTGAACCTACCTTTGCCGCAATTTTTGCCAATTGGGATATCACAATTAGAAGGCGATTCAGTAAATACATTATATCAGGAAGCTTTAGAGACTAGGGATTTTAGTCTTTGTAAGGATTACGGCTTTCTGGACATCTACCTGACCCGTGAGTTCTACCGGGTAGGCCAGGGCTTTTGGTGGCCTCAACAGTTGAGCCGGTGGAGTGAGGCCGGGTTCCCCTATGACTATGAGGCCGGTAAGTGGGTTGAGGAAGTGCCGCCGGGGTGGGAATGATGCAGGCTGTTATTGAAATCCCCGGCCAAGCAATGAGCCTTAAAAACTCAAAACAAATTATCAAGGCCGGAAAGTCCTGGCGACTTGTCCCATCAAAACCATACCGGCAATGGGCCGAGGCTGTTTTGTGGCAACTCAAGGTCAACGAGAATGTGAGCCGACAGTGGCGGTATCCTCTTCGGGTTAGCTTCCATTTTTACCGAAGAACCAGGCACCGGTTTGACTATATCAATTTAGCCCAGGGTCCTCTTGATTTGTTGGTAGAAGCTGGTATTATAGAGGATGATGATATGAGACACATCGTCCCCGGTGATTTCTCATGGTCATTAGATAAGAATAACCCCCGCACTATTATCAAATTGGAGGAATTATGACCGAAACAAGAGAGACCTATACTATTGGCAATTTGACCCTGGTCGAGACGAAAAGTCGGGATATCCCAACCGATCAATTACTTGAAGAATGGTTCCGGCTAACAGAGACCGGCCTTATCCAACTTCGACAAGATACCCCACCCCAAGATATCCTGGAATTGCTTGGCTACCGGCTGGCCTCAGACCTGGACGAACTACGATGGCAGATAGGGGACTGGGCTGTATTGATGGCCTCTCATTATGGCCTGGAAGCTTACGAGAGGCTGGTGGTGGTTTGTGGCCTGAACCATAAGGCCACAGCCGTGGAGGATTGGGCCTATATCTGTCGGGGAGTGTCTCAACCGGTCCGTTGCCCTGACCTATCTATCTACTACCACCGGCTAGTTGTTCCCCTGAGAGACCCGGCCAAACAGGGGGAATGGCTAGGCCGGTGTGTCGAAGAGGGCTGGTCCATCAGCCGGTTTGAGGCCGAACTGAGGAAGGCCGGGGAGAAAGAGCCGGAGGCCGAAAAACCGTATTACCCTTCTGACCGGGAATACGAATTGATGCTTGAGGCTGAGGCCGAACGTAAGGCCCGGTATGAGGCCCAGGACCGGTTGGCCGAAGTGGAGAATGAACTGTCTGAGGCCCGATCAAAACTTGACCAGTATGCCGATGGCTTACCGGCCCCGGAAGTGGCCAGGGGGCAGGTTAGGGAAGTTGTCCGGGTTCTACGGGAATTTGCCTCTACCCTGGAACTGGTTGAGATAGTCAAAGACCCGGCCAAGTGGGTCAGGACTGTTCGGGCCTTATTGGAGTCGGTGGCCACTGACTTGGAGGAACTTGAGGCTTGACAAAAATACTTGACTGTAGTATAATGCCTATGTAGAGTTTTTTGAGATTAACCCGGCGGGGTGGGATGGCAACTACCCCAGGAAGGGCCGGGAACTTAGAAAAATAAGGGACATCGGAGAAAACAGTGAAACGTACATTTCACAGTTTAATACACTTTACTATAGCTAAAAACGCTTTTATCTCTGGCCGGCCCCCGTCCCTATGGGGGCCAGCCAAGCCCCCGGCCAACGGCAGCGATGCCACTGTTTTCTCCGGGGCCGGTCAGAGGTAAAGGTGTTTTTTTATTTGGTGAGATTGGTTGAATGTGACGAAAGCCTGGTGATGGAACAAGCCGGGGCGCAAAGACTGCCGGGGTTCTAAAATGATGGACCTAACCTCCCTCAAGCTATCTGTCAGCCTGGCAGAATTAGTAGAACGTCGGTTAGGCCCTCCCACCGGCAAAACAAACCCGATGTGGCCCTGTCCTTTCCACGACGATAGAGATCCATCTTTTGGGATCTTTGTAGACCAGGCCGGGGCCGAACGGTACAAATGTTTTGGCTGTGGGGCCACCGGGGATGTATTCGACTGGTTAGAGGCTACCGGCCAGGCCCACAACTTAACTGAGGCCATAGAACTGCTTAACGGCAAACCCGGCAAACCGATCAAACTATCCCCGGAAGCCCAGGCCAGAGTCGAACAAATAAGACAAGAGAGGCTGACCGAAAAGCAACGAAAGGCCCAGGAAGCCCTGTCTACCCTGGATAGGTTGTCCGACAAGGTGGAAGTCTATCATCGACAGGTGGGGGAGATATTAGGCCATTGGGAGACTGAGGGGATACAGGCTGAGGCCGTAGGCCGGTGGAAGTTGGGATATTGCCCTTCATTTCCTGTGGCCGGTCGGTCGGAACCAACGGCCGTTATCCCCTATTTCGAGGGGGGCCGGTTAGTCAATTTGAGACATCGGCTACTGTACCCCAATGGTCACGGCAAGTACCGGCCCGAATTTGCCGGTATCCCCAACCGGCCTTTCAACCTGGATGTGTTGAGGCCCAACGATATCCCCTTTTGGCTGCTGGAACCGGGTGAATATGTACTGGTTGAGGGAGAGAAGAAGGCTATCGTCTTGACCGAGTGGGGCCTGCCGGCCATTGGCCTACCAGGGGTCTCTTCCTGGCAATCTGAGTGGGCCAAAGAGTTTACCGGGGCCGGAACTGTCTTTGTGGCCCTGGATGACCAGCAGCCCCAGACATTAGCCCAGGCAGGCCGGATAGGGACTGACCTGGTGGGGGCCAGGGTTAACGTAAGAGTGGCATCTATGCCCTGCAAGCCGGATGACTTCTTTGTCCGGTATGGGGGAAGGGCGGATGATTTTATAGGGATATTGAAGCAAGGGAGGAATCTATGACAACAGAATATACCGGAACAATTTGGGCAAAAAGCAATGACAGGCAGGCTTTAGAAAATATAGGGATTATTCTTGGGAGTCATAATGGATATGAATTTACAAATTGTATAGTCTCTGAAGAAGCTATGGAAAAACTGGATAAACTTTGGGGCCGATATTATTGGAAATTAGAGGATAAAGAATGGGTCACAGTTGGATGTAGTAGTGGAAACTGTCGAGGCCGAAGAAACGGGAAAAGGGGCTTCCCGGTAACTATTAAAGCATCAAAATTAGAAGATTATAACTCTGGCAAATATAGACCAGTATGTAATGAGTGCTTTAGTAAATAGGAGAAAGCTATGACCCAAGAATTTACACCCGACCAATTATTGGAATGGCTCGAAGAGGCCAAAGAACTCGAGGAATATTACCGGAAGAACCTTATCCAGTGGAAACGGGTCCGAGAGAACCTTGAGGCCCGGCTGAACCTGGTTATCGATCAGCAGTTGGCAGTTATGGAAGTCGAAAAATGGCTGGATCAATAGACTGTGACTGTGGCAAGGTCAACGTATTTCCTACCCTGGAACTGGCCGAACAGGCCGTAAACCACTATAACCGGGATAGATGCACCCCTAACGGAGTGAGGCAGTACCCGGTTCGTTGTACTCGCTGTGGCCAATATTGCCTGACCAGCCATAAGTATGGCGAGTGGAGGCCGGGGGTGGCAGTGGAAGAGATGGTGGAGGCTGAGGTTTGACTACAAAATACTTTGGGGGTATAATATCTGTACAATTGAATGGTAGTTCATTCCCTTTGGCCGGGGAATGGCTGCCGGTAAGTAAGACAAGCCCATAGTCACGGTGACTCCTGTTTTTTCGGGGCCGCTGGATAGCTATCTATCATTGACTATGGGGGTAGATGGCAGGCCAGCCAGCGGTGCCGAAAGGATGGGAGTTTTTTATTATGGCAAAACGGAAAAGTATAAGCAAGAAAACAAGATTTGAAGTATTTAAGCGTGATAGTTTTACTTGCCAGTATTGTGGTAGGTCTGCCCCTGATGTGCTTCTCCAAATAGATCATATTGAGCCATATTCAAAAACAGAAGATAATGACATTCTTAATCTAGTTACAAGCTGTTCGGACTGTAACTTGGGAAAAGGAGCCAAGTCTTTACAAGATGATACTGTAATCAAGAAAAAGAAACAACAATTAAATGAATTACAGGAAAGACGAGAGCAGCTTGAAATGATGATGGCTTGGCATCGGTCTTTACTTGATTTGGAAGAACAGGCAGTTACCGAGTTATCTGACTTTTGGTCTGAATTGACAGAATATAACTTAAATGAATATGGACTAAAAAACATTAAGCGATGGGTAAAACGATTTGGTCTTCAAGAAGTTATTGAAGTTATGAAAATATCAACATCTCAATATCTAAAATATGAATATACCGAGGAAAATCCTACTTCACCTACCCACGAATCTGTTGAAAAAAGTTTCAACTATATTCCAAAAATTTGTGCATCACGTCGAAAAACAAAAGATAAGCCCTATTTGAAAGACCTGTATTATATCAGGGGTATTATTAGAAATCGTCTGTCTTATATCAACGAGTGGCAATCAATCCAAATTATGGAAGAGGCTTTTTTAGTAGGTGTATCTATTGACACCTTAAAAAATATCGCTCTGGCAGTAGACTCCTGGAAAGAGTTTAAGGTAACAGTTGATTACTGCAAGGATTATAAAGAAAGGGAAAGTGGCGAAAATGGGCAAGAAACTTTATGAAAAATCTCAGTCTGGTAATTTTAGATTTAAGACCACCAGAAAAATAGGAGATGTCCGAATACCTAATTATGTTTATGACTTATGGATGCCACTTGTCGGAGCCACAGCTATAGGCGTATATGGAACATACTGCCGACTGGAAAGAGAAGGTTCTGTCAAGGCTATTACAATGGCAGACCTTGCAAAAGCCTGCCGAATAGGGACCGATAAGTTACGAACAATCAATGAAACATTAGAGGAGTGTGGTTTTGTTTCTATTACCAAACCAGAGGGGGCGGCCCGGCTCATGCATTTTACAACAGAAATCACTACTCATAATCCACCATTTGTTATTCCCAAAAAGTTAATTGAAAAACTGGCTATTACCAGTGGTTATGAGGTTTTAAGCAAGTGGTTAGTTGAAGAAAATGACCAAGAAGATGAAGACCAAACTCCATCTTCGGAAAACCTAGATGGGTTTTCCGAAGAGCCTAACCAGGCCCTTGACGAAGACCTATCTGGGTCTCCCAAGGTTGTAGCCCTTGGTTTGCAACCCTTGGAGGTTGCAGAAAGTGAACCTTCTTTTTCTGGAAAAAACGGCCAACCCTCTGACCCGACAGACTTCTTTTTTGCTGGAAAAGAAGTAAACGAGTTAACCGGTCCTAATCCAACCGACCAACACTTTCGATACGGACAGGAGGTAGAACGGGCCTTTGACGAATTAGCCGGCGGATGGGGTAAGACGGCCCAACAACGATTGGTTCAGCGAGACTTGCTCAGGGGTGGTGTAGTTGAACGTGAAAAGCGGGGCGAGAAATTTGATTTGGCTCAGTGGGAGCAGTCTATCCGGGAGAGTATAGGCCGGGGGGTTGGGGCTGGTAACATTGCCCGGTTCTGGGAGGTCTATGACTGCGGGGGAAGTTATGAAGAGTATCTCAGGCAGGCTTACCCGAAAGAGAACAAGTCTGCACAATCCCGTTATGGCATACAGGAAAGGGAAGACGGTAAGACCGTCCTGGTGATAGATTGATGACAAACAACGGCAGCCAGCCAGCAATGGACAGGGTTAAAGAGGCCGGCAAGATGTTTTTGTTCACGCCGGCCGAAAGCACGGCCAGCTACACGGCCTATGTCGAGGAACAGTTACAGGCCCCCCAGGTCAATTGGGGCTGCAAGACCCTGGATAACAGTATTACCCCGATGAAACCGGGTCAGGTAACGATGGTGGTGGCCAGGCCGGGCAATGGCAAGACTTCATTTATGGTCTATCTGGCCCGAAAGACAGCCTTGGATTTACGGGCTAGGGGAGAAGATAAGGACAAGTGTGTAGTCTATATCAGTTGGGAAGAGCCGGTTGAGTCGATTGAGATGTCTATTCAGTCCGGGGAACGGTACAGTAGTGAGGATGTGGCCTGGAATCGGGTCAACCTGGACCAGGTAGTGGGGGCCAGCCTGTCCCGGCCCTCTCTTCCCATCTGGCTTATTGGCCGGTCATTGGTTAGAGACCGGGATAAGCGTAAGCCCCCTTTGACTGTGGATAAGGTCATTGATACGATCAAAGCGATGTTCTATGAGTTTGGTAAGAAACCGGTCCTGATATGTGGTGACTATCTACAAAAGGTTCCGGTCTCTGTCCGGGGTCGGTCAAGGATGGATGAAGTCACCGAGGCCATGTTTAGCCTGACTGAGCTTTCTATTGACACCAATTGTCCGGTCCTGTTTGGGGCGCAGGCTACCAGGGATGTCGATGACCAGGGCCTACCAATTCCTACCCTGTCCGGGGCGCAGTGGACATCAGCCATAGAACAAGAAGCTTTCAGGATGTTGGCCCTACTCAGGCCGACAACGGTATTCAAGAAAGGGGGTGGGGGAATGGAGTATATCGAGGTTGGGGGCCGGGAATACAAGGTGGATGAGAATTTGCTTTTAGTCCGGCTCTTGAAGCAGCGTCAATATTTTCCATCGAATAATACCTATGCAGTCCGGTTTGACCCAAGACGGTTTGAGATGCAAGATTTTTCTTATGTCGGGGTTGGTAATGAAATATAGTGACCTCCCCCGCCTGTACGTTTATCATTGCCTGTTGGCCCGGAATAGTTTTGGGCCTGAACGGGCTATGTGGTGGCTAAAATACTCTGTACTAAATTGAATATTGATATGGGACAGGTGATGGCCGACAATATCGAGAAATTGCTTGTCAGGTATCCTAATGGCTACTCTTCAGATGATAGTCAAAACAGAATTGACGTTAAAAAGGAGAAAGTGTAATGGGGAAAAACAGTTCTATCGAGTGGACCGATTCAACTGTAAATTTTTGGCAAGGCTGCCAGAAGGTTAGCCCCGGCTGCAAAAACTGTTATATGTACCGGGACAAGAAACGGTATGGCCAAGACCCGGCCACAGTAGTCAGGTCTAGCCCGGCCACATTCAATAAACCGAAGAAGTGGAAAGACCCGGCCCTGGTCTTTACCTGTTCCTGGTCGGACTTTTTCATCGAACAGGCTGACCCCTGGCGGGATGAAGCCTGGGACATTATCAGGCAGACTCCTCATTTGACTTACCAGATTTTGACAAAGCGGCCCGAACTGGTCAAGGACCGGTTGCCCGATGATTGGGGCGAGGGGTGGCCCAATGTCTGGCTTGGGGTTAGTATTGAGACTGAGGATTATTACTGGCGGATTATGGCTATCGAGGATATTCCGGCAATGGTTAAATTTGTCAGCGCTGAACCCCTGTTAGGGCCATTATCCAACCTGTACAGTTATTTCCCGGTTATTGATTGGGTAATTACCGGGGGGGAAAGCGGGCCAAAGTACAGGCCGGCCAACCTGGATTGGTTCCGGGAAATTCGGGATGATTGCCAGAAGTGGGGAGTTCCGTTCTTCCATAAGCAACATGGAGGGAACCGGAAGGTCGATGGAGTCTGGGGAGGCCGGATGTTGGACGGGCGGGCCTGGGATGAGATGCCGGAAGTTAGAAGTCTTAAAAATACTTGACTTGTCGGGCCAACGGTGGTACAATGGATGGTAGGAGGATTACTGAGTATGACAAATAGACTTACTATAGGCCGGGCCACAGAATTGTACCGGAAGGGCCTACTCAAAATAGCTCCCCCCCAGTATCGGGGCCGATCTGCCGTATTTATGCCAGTTGTCGATACAGAAACTGGCCAACCGGTCAACCTGAACCCCCAGTCTTTTCGGGTCAACGGCTCATTTATTCCGGCCCGACAATACCTGCTTGAGAAAGACGTTATTCTGTCCGATGCCCAGAGGTTTGGTCTGGCCCTGATAGCCTGGCTCAAGGGCTACGAAGGCCCTGACAAATGGGCTTTGGTCGAGGATATTGTTCAATTCCTGGGGGAACCGGACGATAACGGAAATATTACTTTAACAATCAATGTGGGGCCTCATCTTGCCGAACGAGAACAAGACCCCAACGGGACCGGGTAACGGCCCGGATACCGAAAACCTGACCGGGGAACAGGTTGGCCTTCTCAGGATGTTGGGTCGGCTTGAGGCTAAACTTGACGGCCTGGCCCAGATAATCCGGGAAGGGCAGGAAGAACTGGCAGACTCAATAGACCACCTGGTTGAGTGTCAGAACCGGGTTAGAGATGCCCTGGCTTATCTACTAAGCCACCGAGAGGGGCCGGAAGCCCGGAAGTTCCAGGAAGCCATAGAAAAATATCCGGGCCACCCAGAGGATAGGACCGAGTATGAAAGTTTGCTGGTACAGGTCCGAGAGAAACAAAGATACCTGAATCTGTTAAGGGAAGAGGGGGCCAGGGCGGGACATCCCGACCCGGCTCGACAAATTGAGATAGAAGATTTGCAGGACGAAATCAACGAGTTACATATTAAAATTAGGAGAATGTCATGAAAACTTTGACCATTGTTATTTTAGCTTTACTGTTGTTTGTAGCCCTGGCAGTACCGGCCCTGGCTCAAGACAATACCGGCCAATTGCCTGATACGGCCGTTGGCTTCCTGACCCTGCTGACCGGCCTGGCTACGGCCTGGATAGGGGGTGGGGCTATCGGTTCGTTTCTAACCAACCTACTCAAGACCTTGACCTTTATCCCAGAAGAGGATAGATCAAGGATAACCGGAACAGGAGCCGAGTTTGTGGCGGCAGTTCTGACTACGGCTGTAGGGGTTCTGGTCCAATACTCTTTACCTTTATTCCAATACCTTGATACAGCCGGAATATGGCCTATTATCCTGGCGATTGTAGCGGCAACACCGGCGGCCTTCTTTGGTAAGCTAACTTACAAACTGTCGAAATAACAGGCAGGCGGGAGGGGACCCCGAATGTTGCCACTTAAGCAGTACCGTATTTTAATTACCGGTGGAACCGGCTCCCTCGGTTCTACTCTGGCCCGACAGTGGGCCGGCGATGGTCACCAACTGACCATTATCAGCCGGAATGACCACCGGCAGGCCGAACTTATGGCCGACCTTCCCCAGGTAGCTTTCTATTCTCTGGACCTGGGAGACCGGAAACATTTACCTCGGCTTGAACGAATATGCCGGGGACAAGACCTCTGTATCCACACAGCGGCCCAAAAAGTTGTATCAATGGGCCAGTATCAACCCTCCGCTTATATCTCTACCAACATTCAAGGAACCCAAAATATTTGTGATGCCTGGGCCGCGGCCCACGGCAATTGTCGGCGGTTGTTAGCCATCTCGACTGATAAAGCACCACAAAGTTTGAATCTATACGGGGCTACCAAAAAGGTTGGAGAGGCCCTTGTCCGGGACTATGACGGGTCTTGCCTCCGGTATGGCAATGTAGTTACCTCAAAAGGTTCCTTTATTCAGGTCTGGAAAGAGGCAGCCAAACAGGGCCACCCCCTGGTTTTACGGTCCGGGGCAACCCTGGATGAAAAATTGACCTGGGAATTTCCGACCCGGTTTTATCTGTCAATGGCCCAGGCCGTGGGGTTGGTTGAGGAAGCCCTGGGCTTGGTTCTGATAGGCCAGCAAGGGATATTCGTCCCTAACCACGTTTGGGCCTTTGATATGAAAGATGTAGCTGAGGCCACCGGCCTTCCCTACGAAATCAGGCCCATCACCGGGTATGAGAAACTTCACGAAATCTTACTGGCCCCCGGTGAAGGGTGGCAAGGGATGGGCCGGTATTTGGGCCGGGTAGTTGTTCCTCATTGGCCTGATGAGGACCTGGGGTATTATGATACATTCAGGAGTGATAAGGCCCGAAGGCTGTCAGGCCTTCGGGTATTAGAGTTAGCGGGATGGTGGAAATGACCGAAGAAGAAAAACGAGAAGAGTTTGAGAAAGCATTTTTTATTCGACAGGTAATTGAGGCCGTTATGAATCGTCATCAAGCCTGGTGGTACTCAGGTGGGGCCTGCCTGTCAGCCGGGGCCTGTCTGTTTCTGGCCCTACTGTTGATCGGTTGGTTGGCCGGCTGGTGGCCTGGGGGGTGGCAGTTAGGGGTAACGGTTATTGTTACCGGAATTCTGGCGATTAGCGGGGCGGGACAATATTCAAGGAGCAAGAAAGATGCCAGTTGAATTTATTGCCGAAGTCGGCTCTAATCACAATCATGACCTGGACCGGGCGGAAGCAATTATAGGACAGTCAGCCCAGGCCGGGTTTAATGCCGTTAAGTTCCAGTTCCAACAGATTGACAAAATGTTCCGGCCCGAAGTTTTTGCAAAGCGACCCGACCTCAGAGACCGGCGACAGTATGATTTTGACCCAGCTTGGTTATTGACGTTAAGAGAGATTTGCCAGGAATACCGGGTCAAGTTTTATATTACTTGTTACCGGGCTGAACAGATAAAACAAACTGATTATGTGGACGGCCTCAAAATATCATCTTATGACCTATTGAATCGGCCCTTACTTGAGGCTATCAGCTATATCAACATCCCGGTACTGATGTCAACCGGAATGGCCTCAATAAATGAAATTGAGGCAGCTATTGAGGCCCTCGATGGCAATGTATCTACCCTATTACATTGTGTAAGCCAATATCCGGCCCGAATCGAACAGGCCGATTTGTGGCGGATAGCAGATTTATCGGCCTTTGGTTTACCGGTGGGTTACTCTGACCACACGGCCAACTTTGGGGTGGTTCAGAGGGCAATTCACAAGTGGGGGGCCTCAGTGGTCGAGCTTCACGTTGACCTTGATGACCGGCAAGGGGTTGAAACTGCCGGGGGCCACTGTTGGACTATGACATCGGCAGCGATGTTGATAGGCAGTATCAGGGACGGGGAACAGGCTGACGGGAGCGAGGGCCTTACCAGGACTGACTTATCAGAACGAGACTGGCGGGCCGATACGGACGGATTAAGGCCACTCAAGGGGGTACAGGTATGACCTTACCGGCAGCAGCTACATTTAGCAAAGACGGCCTGGCCTGGGGTTTGCCTCACTTAACCCCGGTCAAAAAGGTTGACGGCCCATCGGTTTTATGTGCTGATGACCGATGGAGAATAGACTGGACAAGTAGCCTGGGCCAGTGGTTATTCGGCCAAACTCAGGCTTTCAGAAATCATCTCCATTGGGCCTTAGATGAGTATGGGGGCCTATCGGCTACCCTGGCCCACGAACTGGAATACCGGGTAGCTGACCGGCTATCCTCGATGTTGGGGGCCAATGTGCCGGGATGGGAAGGCCGGGATATCGGGGTCAGGTTCCTCAAGTCTGGTTCCGATGCGACTCTGGCTGCTATCAGACTGGCCAGGGCGGTCACAGGCCGGGACACTATAGTAACCCTCAAAGGCCACTACCACGGGTGGGGGGATCAATTTATAGCCCGGACCGACCCGGCCCTGGGTATCCCCGATGTGGTCAAATACAAGGTAGTTGAGGCCGAATGGGGCAATGAGCTATCGGTCAACCATCTTCCCAATTATTTGCCGGCCGCCGTGATATTTGAGCATCCCCCGGAACAACCCCCGGACGGTTGGCCCGAATGGTTACGGGCCTGGTGTGACCGGAATGGAGCTTTACTTATTGCTGATGAAGTTGTAACCGGCCTCAGATATGGCCTGGGTGGGGCCTGTGGCCTGTGGGGGTATCAACCGGACTTGGTTTGTATGGGTAAGGCCTTGGGTAATGGGGCGGCAGTATCGGCCCTGGTAGGGCCAATGGAGACCGGTCTGTACGGAGAGGTTAAGCCATTGATGGGCCGATTTGGTGACAATTGTCCCCCATTTGTCAGTACCACGACCGGGGGGAATATCTTGGATTTGGCTGCGGTCGATTGGGTATTAACCAACTGGAACCAGGATAAAGTAGATGAGTTATGGCGAAATGGGGTCAGTATTCTTGAGGTAATAAAGTGGGCCGGCCTGGATGTTTACGGCCACGCTCCCCGGTCTGTTATCCGGTGGGAGTCTGAGATAGAACGGGGCTATTTTATTAAGGCAATGGCCGACCGGGGTCATCTAATTAACCGGCCTCAGTTCCCTAACCTGGCTCAGACGGTCGAGGACCGGGAAAGTCTGGGTAATGCCTTACAGGAAGTTATGGCCGAAATGGAGGGGATGGACCAGGCCGAGATGTACCGGAAGGCCGGGCCATTGCCGAGAGTGTTGTTTAGTAATAGATAGAAAGGTTTTGGTTGTATGAATAATAATAATTTTGATAAAGACTTCAATCGTATGCGAATAGCTATTTTTATTGTCTGGATTATTTCCATGGTGGTTGGCCTGAGTTTATTTGGATTCCTTGTTTGGGTTGTAATTATGTTGTTGCGCTTTTTCGGTGTGATATGAATATTCTCATTGTCGGCTACGGCCGGGCCGGTAAACGCCACGCCAAGATTGTAGAAAAACTAGGACATTTTTGGTTAGCTGTTGACCCGTCTATACAGGCTACAAAGGTTTTTAATACTCTTGATAGCGCCTTAGCCTATAAGTTAATTGATGAAAAATATGGCTCGTTTGATCTGGCCGTGATATGCACCCCCCCCGGCCTTCACATTTCCCAGGCCCAAACCTGTCTTGACGCCGGCCTCCACGTTTTGATAGAAAAACCCTTGTGTGGGCGGGGCCAACTGGATAAGGCCGAAAAGTTGCTATATCACCCCCGGCAAGACCGGGTGATGATGGCCCTAAATTACAGGTGGCATCCGGCCATCAAAGGATTGAGACAAACCAGGGGGATAGACTGGAATGAAGATTGGGCCGGACAATGGCAGGCCCATAGCGAACAACACCGGCAGACTATACCGGAATGGGGAATATTGCTTGACCACGCAGCCCATACCATTGACATTATCCGGCATCTGTCCGGGTATGAACTACAACCCTCTTTTACCAGTCAGGACAATGACCGGCGGTTCGGAATATCTGGCCGGTTGTCTCACCCATCGGCCACATTCCTGATGTCAGATTGGGCCGACAGACCGGGGCAGAAGGTGGCCTACATCAAGGGGCCGTTTGGCCGAGTCGATATCCCGACCTTACCCTGGGAACTTGACCAGATGTTCGGGGGGATGTGGGGGGATGTGTTGGCCTGGGTCCGGGGAGAGATAGATAACCCTTGTCCGTTGGCTGATGGGTATTTGGCTCAGGTGGTGCTGGAAAGGGCAAGGAAATTATTATGACCCACTACGGCCCTCCCATAGCCAAAAAAGGCAAGTTAATAGTCATCAACTGTCGAGAGTGCAAATATGCCCATCTTTACCCTTTACCGGACCCAATAGCCACAGCCCGGCATTATGCCGAGTATGACGCCGAATATTCTACCCCGGATGGGGCGGCCTGGCTAGACAAAGAAAAGGCCGAACACGAGGACGGTCTGTGGAACTCGGCCTACAGGTGGCAGGCGTCTCTACTCAATGAGGGGGCCTTGCTTGACGTGGGGGCCGGGGCCGGTTGGTTTGTTAGATGGTGGGATAAGAATGTTTGTCCGGCGGCCTACGGGGTAGAGCCTTCCAAAATTTGCCGGGATATTGGCCCTTCAATGCTGTCAACATTCGAGCAGGCTCAAAATGTTTTGGCCGATGTTCCTCTGGCTAATATACGCCTATCCCTGGTCCTGGAACACATTTTAGACCCGGAAACATTGCTCAGGCAGTATGTAGAGTTATTGAGGCCCGGAGGCCGGGTTATGGTCATAGTCCCCAATGAGTTCAACCCGTTACAAATGAGGGCAGCCCGGAAACGGGGAGACTGGTTTGTTAGCCGGAAACATATCAACTATTTTACCGGCCCCACTCTGGCTAAACTGTTCAACCGAGTTGGCCTGAGAGTCCGTTATCTTGGGGCGACCTGTCCGACAGAGTTTTGGCCTGTCCGGAGGGGGTCTCAGTTTCATCGGGGGCGGTTACGGTTTGAGAAGTTGGTGGGGCCGGTGGCTTTCAGGTGGTATACAAGACTATACCACTCAAGGGGATGGGGCCGGGAAATTGTGATAGTCGGGGAAAAATGATATCTACTTTTAAACAATATATTCAACGTGAATTTAATCTTGTGGCAAAGAATTCCCCTGAATTTATTCCTGTGTATATTGATTATCTTGAAAAGATGAAAGCGGGATTTTTCAAAAATCTTTCTGTTTTCGGGCAACATTTCCGGGGTTTTGACTTGGTAGATGCAATGATTTTTTCTAGATTACATACAAGAATGTGTAATGGGGAAATTCTCTCGGCTGAAATAGAAGTAGGCCATGAACCTGTTGCAGATAGATATGAAAAGGAAAATAACGAATTTTTGAAATCATTACCATATCCATTTTCGGCAAAGTTTTTGAATGGCCCTGGTGGTTATTGTGATGGATGGTTTTATTGGGAAAAACCTGTATTTGTAGGTGTGAAAAAGCCCGATGATGACAAGATAATAGAAGAACAGTTGATGCCTAGATATTGTCAATTGGAGGTTGGTTACACACAATTAAGCCGAACTTTTTTCCATCTTTTCGAGGAGGGTTGTTTAGCCAGATGGCCGTACCATAGCAATATTATTACTTTACTTTATCACAATACACAAACAGAAAAAAAAGAAAAATTGAGATATATGCCAGATGATAAATTTATGCAGTTAAGTTTTCGTCAACCTTTATTTTTCAATCTAGAATAATATGAGATACTGGAAACTGACCGACCCCGCCTACACCTGGCCTACCCGCCTATCCCTGGCTTTAGGCCAATGGGAAAGCCCGATGGAGGCCCTGTTCTGGCAGGAGGCCCGGAAGTGGGAGATATTCCCTGTCAGGCGGCGATTGCCCGGTTTAAGGCGGCAAGTTCTTTGTGGTGAGTACCGGCTTGACTTTGCTATAGTCCGGTGGCGATTTGGTAAACCGGCCATAAAGTTAGCTATCGAAATCGATGGCTGGCTCTATCATTCTACTCCTGAACAAAAGGCCAGAGACCGGCAACGACAGACTTATTGTGAGGCCAGAGGATGGCAGTTTATCAGATTTACCGGGTCAGAGGTTTATAGAGACACAACGGGGTGTATTAATGAAGTCCAGAATCAACTTCGTATTTTTGGCCTACGGTAATGAACAGGTTGGCCTGGGCCATTACTACCGGACCATGGCCCTGGCTCAAGAGGCCAGTTGCCGGGGCCACCGGGTAACGTTTCTATCAGACAGGCCAACCCATCAACCTGGGGTCAGGTGGGAACAGGTAGTCTATAATGATCCGGCCTCATTCCTGGGGTGGATAAGACCATTACGGCCCGATTGGGTAATCGTTGATTTGCCGGAAAAGGCCCCGGATTGGGTCAGAGGCAATTGTAAATTGATGCTGCTTGACCCGGTCAATCCCTGGGAACAGGATTGTGATTTAGCTATCTCTCAGGGGTTCCGGGGCCACTATACAGCCCCGGAATATCTCATTTTGGCCCCGGAACTAAGGGCCATTCACCGGCCAACAGAACGGGACCGGTGTTGGTTTGTCTGGGGTGGGGCCTCTGATAATTTGGGCCTGTTGGAGCTATTTGCCCGGAATGTCCCTCAAACAGCCTTGCTTGCTTCGGCCAATGGGGTAACGCCAGAAGTCCAGTCCTGGAACCCTAAGCACTGGCAGGGGCGGGCCACAAACCGGTCAGAGTTTTTCCGGTGGATGGCTGAATGTGACCGGGCTGTTATCCAGATGGGTCATACAGCCTGGGAATGTCTCTATTTTGGTTTGCCTTTATGGTTGATTGCCCATTCTGATCGGGGCTATAAAACGGCCCTACAGATGGAAAAGCGAGGGTGGGCCAAAGTCTGGCCTCAAGTTGGCTCACCTCCGGGCCGGTCAATTAGACGATGGCTGGCTGAGAAATGGAGGCCGGAACCCTGCCCGATAGACGGTAAGGGGACTGAACGAATTATCAAGCTAATGGAGGCCGGGTGAGACGGGATAACCGAGCTATCATATCGGCCAGTCGGACCGGGGTGGCCGGGGATGAACTACCGGAAAAACGGGCCAGAATATACCTTTACAAACGGGGTGAACCGATACCGGGGCGGGACCCCTGGCAGCATTATTGTGAGGAATGTCCATTTGATGACTGTATTAGAACAGAGGGAGATATGTCACCATTAGGAATGTGGGGGCGAGAATACCCTGGCTGTCCGATTTATGATGAGGCATTGAGGCAAAAAGGGGAAGAGGAGAGGGCGGCCTGATGCAATTGACAATAACTTGGCCTTTAGTTTTAGTGGTCTTCATTTGATAAGAATACCATATACATGCAAAGATATCGCAATGACTTTAGTTAGTGAAATAAATAGGATATTGGGTGAAAAATACGAGAATTGCTTTTGTAGTTAGTTCTGGAAGATCAGGGACAGCCCTCCTCGGCCAAAAGTTGCTACCGGCCCTCAATACCGATGGCCTGCAAGTTGAGGCCACTCACGAGTATCATTGTACTCAAGTTCAGGAGTGGGCCGTCCGGTATCACTCCGGGGTAATGAGTCGGCAAGAGGTTCAACCCTTGTTATGGCGGCTATATGAGTCGGCCCGGTATCATTCTGAGGCTCCCTTATTCGTTGACGTGTCAAATAAGTTATCCTGGCACATTACGGCCCTAACTGAACTATGGCCTGATGCTAAGTTCGTCCATATTATCCGGGGCGGGCCACAAACCTGTCTCAGTTTCTATCACAAGCTCAAGGCCGAGTGCTATACTGACCGGGGGGTCAAGGCCCTACATCACTGGCTGGCCCGGTCAAGTGGGGTTATCCCCCCTCAAGAAAAAGAGTGGTGGTGGCCGATGCCTCACCTTGACAGCCCGTTTCTTGGTGACTTCATTTGGTCCTGGGGCCGGTGGCAACGAATTTGTTGGTATTGGGCCGAAGTCAACCGGGTTATCGGTAAAAGCCTGGAAAACTATGTGAGGCCCAAAAACAGGATGACAGTCAGGCTTGAGGATTTGGTGGGGGATAGTGGAGCCACCTGGCTTGAGTTGGTAACCTTCCTGGGCCTCAATTGGGTTGATGTTGATAGCCTGTTAGCCCGGCCTCATAATGTGGGGTGGTTGGCCGAATATGAGATGACCGATAGCCAAGAGGGACAGTTCTGGAAGTTGTGTGGGAAAGTACAGGAGAAGTATTATAGCGGGGTTTAGCCGGCCTCGGCCATTCTATCAATCGTAATTAGTAGCGAAATGAAAGGAGGGAAGCCCCCAATGGCCAGGAAATTTGGGGAAAAACCTAGTGGATATGTCAATGTGTCTGAGGCCGAGGCCGGCAGCCAAAAATTCGATTGGTGGCCCTGGGTGGCCGGGGCAATTATTATTCTATCCTGGTTATTGGCCGGCTATATGGCTGTCCAGTTGGTTAGGGGGGCGATATGAAAAAACATTTTAGATATTTCTGGTATGTTCTGAGACATAAGTGGTTTGTTCTTCAGGAGGGATTAAAACTTGGTTTGCCGTTATGGGTGCTTATTATTCATGATTGGCAAAAGTTTACACCGACAGAATGGCGACCATACGTATTATCATTTTATGGTCCGTGGTCTTATAAAGAACGTCCAAAATGGCTAGTTGATAATTTCAACCAAGCTTGGTTACACCATATCCATTATGGTCCACATCATTGGCAGTATTGGCTATTGGTGTATGATGATGACAAAGAGGATGTTGAACGAATTGAAATGTCAGACAGGTATCGTCGGGAAATGCTGGCAGATTGGCGTGGCGCGGGCCGTGCAATTACGGGTAAAGATAATACGAGGGATTGGTATATACAACGGCATGACCGTTTCAAAAAAATGTTACATCCGAATACTAGACAATGGATTGAATTAAAATTAGGTATTATGGGTGATATTGAATGAGGTGTCTACTATGTAACGCTGACAAACCGGAACTGTCTCCGGCCTACAGGCCCGAAGGAACCCTACGAGATGTAACAGTCTGGCTTTGTAAACGGTGCGGGTTCCTGTTTAGCCAGGGCCAACCCCACGGTGATAGTCAACCCCGACCTACCCCCGATGCCTCATTCGGCAATTTGAGGCAGGGTAAGGCGGACCGGGTAGAACCCCATTTGGAATTTTTGTTAGATTATCACCCGGCCTTTACCCCGGCCAATATTCTTGATGTCGGGGCCAACCGGGGCCATTTTGTAAGGGCGGCCCTGGACCAATGGCCTGGATGTACGATAGTCGGAATAGAGCCAGACGACAGTTTGGGCCGGGTGGTCGATGACCGGGTGGCCTGGTTGACAGGTAGACTTGAGGACTTTGAAGGGCCTAAACAAGCCTATGACCTTATTTATCTATCTCATACCCTGGAACATTTAGCCAATCCAAGGCAAGCCCTAAAACGATTGGCCGATTGGACTTATCCAACCCTTGGCCTTCTGCTGGTTGAAGTTCCTAATATGGCCTTTATCCAACGGGAGGATGTTCTGGAAGAGTGGTTTATTGATAAGCATGTTTCCCATTTCTCAGACCGGACTTTGAAAGCAATACTTGAGTTTGCCGGTTGGCGGGTAATGACCCTAGAAAAGTCAGACCATTATTTAACCGCTGTAGCTTCCCGTAGTATTCCCCTGGCTATTAGGACCTACAACGAACCGGCCATAGCCCTGGGTCGGCTCAAGTGGTATCAGGAGACCAGGGAGCGAAACCAGATGGCCTTAGTTGGTTACGTAGAAGCCTGGAACAAGGTAGCCCAGAACAACCGGGTAGCTGTCTGGGGAGAAGGCCGGATATTTCAGGCAATGAGAAGAACTGGCCTTGATATGGGCCGGGTAGTGGTCGTTGACCGGAATGGCCCTAGCAGGCCGGCAGACTTGTTACCGGCTTACGGGCCTGATTATATCTTGGTCTGTAGCCGGGAATATTTTGAGGAAATTGAGACTGAGGCCGAACAGTTGGGGTTGATGGCTGATGTGAGACGGTGGGACAGGCCACCGGGGAGAGAATAATTTGAGAACCAACGATGATTTGAAACGGCTGGCCCGTGAGGTTCGGAAACGGGCTATCCGGTATATTCACGCAAGTTCCGGTGCTCATCCGGGTGGGTCGCTATCAGTGGCCGATATCTTGACGGCCCTATATTTCAAGGTGGCCGAACCTCAACCCGTATATCAACCCGACCACCCAAACCGGGATATTATAATTCTCAGTAAAGGCCATTCATTTCCTGCATTAATGGCAACCTGGGAACTACTTATCGAGGAAAGCCATAACTACCTTGACTCAGACTTTATCAGCTTACCCCCCTGGTGGGACGGGGGACCTATCACTCTCAGGCAAATCAACTCACCATTCCAGGGTCATCCATCCTTAACCCATACCCCCTGGTGTGAGACCAGTACCGGCTCGCTCGGCCAAGGCTTTGCTGTAGCCGTGGGAATGGCCTACGGCCTCAAGCAGAAGGGCCAGGATAGGCGAGTTTACGTTGTCTTGGGGGATGGGGAATTACAAGAGGGGATAGTAGCCGAGGTAGCCAGGGCTGCGGCCTGGTTGGGCCTTGATAACCTGACTGCTATTGTTGATTTTAACGGGTTGGCCTCAGACAGGTATAGTCGGACGATAGATGACCCCGTTAAGGAGTTTAGGGCCTGGGGGTGGCATAGTTTTGATTGTAACGGTCATCGTTTTGGGGCTTTATATGATAGCTTGGTAAATGGCCCAAAGCGAGGAAATGGCAAACCCACTTGTATCATAGCTCATACAATTAAAGGTAAGGGAGTTCCAGCTTTCGAGAATGATCCAGACGGTTGTCACGGGGCGGTCACCTTGTCTGATGAGGATTTACAGATGACATTGGAGGCTTTAGATGGTTAAGACAGTATTTGTTAGTGTAAAATTTGAAGTTAACTGGTTTGATATTGATTTTGGGAATAATTGGCCTGACAATGAGTCTCTTAAAAATTCCTCGGTTGATACTGTAATAGCAAATTATTTAACTAAAGATGGTACAAATCAGGCCCCAGAGATATTAGTTAAGTTAATGGAGGAACTGGATGACTGAACTAATAATGGTCCCGGTCAACTCGACTAACCTGTTGGCCGTGGGATATGAGTCAGAGACCTTAACCCTTTACGTCCAGTTTAAGAATGGTCGGACTTACAAATACCACCGGGTTCCCGAACAGGTTTATCTTGACATATTGGCCTTCAATCAGTCACCAAACCTGAGTATAGGCCAGTATTTTGAGAAGGCTGTCAAGGGGGGTCAGTACAAATATACGGAGGTGACATAGATGGCAATGGCTACAATGGCTAACCGGAGAAAAGATAGTAAGCCCAGAGTTTTATGGGTAGGAAAAGATGGGGAACAGGCTATACCAATAGCTACTCCATCTGGCAAATTCATTGAAATAAATTGGAGGATATTAAGACGGTGGCTTATTATAACTCTGGTTGTCATTGGTATTTTTTCTTGTGGGTTTGTATCCGGGGCTACCTGGATGTGGGGAGGATAAGATGGCCCAAAGTATTGTGAGTAATGATAGTCTCCGGGTGGCCTTTGGCAATGCCCTACTTGACCTGGCCCTCCTATCTGACTTTCAAATTTTTGACGCCGACATAGCTGGAGGTTGCGGCCTTTCTCAGTTTCGGGAAACCTACCCGGACCGACTGACAAATGTGGGGATAGCTGAGGCCGGAATGGTCGGGATAGCAGCCGGTTACAGTCGGGCTACCGGTAGGAAGGCCATTGCAAGCACGTTTGCAATGTTTGGCTGGAGGGCCGCCGAAATTTTCTCCCTATCTGTGGCCTATAACCGATTTGATGTGACCTTGGCCCTTTCACACGCCGGACTCGGAACGGGCCCGGATGGGGCCAGTTGTCAGCCTATGAATGTTATTTCAACTTGGGCCTCTATCCCTAATACGGTGGTATTATGGCCCTCTACCCCGACCTTGATGCGACAGGCCGTAACCTGGCTATTGGGAGAGTATGAGGGGCCGGCAGTCCTGATAACGGGCCGGTCCCCGGTCACCTTTGATTTGCCGGAGGCCCATCGGTTCCATTTTGGCAAGGTTCAACCGGCCTGGGGGACCGACATCCCGGAGGTAGTTATTTGCGGGGTTGGGCCTGGGGTGGGGGTGGCTGTTGAGGCAGCCCAAATATTATCAAGTCGGGATATCCCAACTGTGGCCCTGGACTGCCATACTTTGGCCCCATTCGATGAGGCCGGGGTTAGAGGCTTTTGTAGTCCGGCCAAAGTGGTGGTTACGGTTGAGGATGGGGGACCGAGTGGCCTGTATAGTTTGGTTTGTCGAGCATTGGCTCAGGCCGAACGAAGGCCCCCGGTGGCCCCGGTTTGTGTCTGGGGGTGGGGAGAAAGCGGGGAGGCCCCGGAACTCTACGAGAAACACGGTATAACGGCTGAGGGGGTAATTAAGGCTGTGGAGAGGTGGTTATGATAGATTTATCAGGCCGAAATTATCTTGTCATTGGCGGCTCCGGCCTTCTCGGTCGGGCCATTGCCCTGGCTATTGCTGAGGCCGGGGGCCGGGTAGCTATTACCTTTGATGAAAACTTGGACGGGGCCAAAGCCACGGTCAGGCTATTGGGAGGCAAGGCCCTACCAGGCCCATACCGGTTAGATGTCGTTGACCAGGACAGCCTTGAGGCTTTTGTAGATGACCTGAAACGAGAGGGGGTTCGGTTCGATGGCCTGGTCTACGGGGCCGGGGTCAACTCACCCGGTAGTATAAATCAGGTTAAGCCAGAGGTAGCCCGGTGGGTTATTGAGACAAATGTTATAGGGGCCTGGAATGTAGCCCAACAGATAACCCCGTTCGTTGACCCGGAAGGGTCGGTGGTTTTTATCGGGTCATCTTGTGCTTATACTGGGGGCAGAAAGTCAGTTCACTATTCAATGTCAAAGTCGGCCTTGAGTGGCCTTGTCCTGGGCCTGGCCTGGCAATTGGGGGACTCGCATAAGTTCGATGGGTGGTCCATCCGGGTAAACGTCGTTCATCCCGGTTATGTTGAAAGTCCGATGGCTGACAAGGCCGGTTCAACAACCAATGAGGCCGTGGAACGCTCGGTCCTGAAACGACTGGCCAGGGCGGAAGAGATAGCCGGCCCGGTTTTGTGGCTATTGTCCGATTTGAGTAGTTATGTGACCGGGCAAGAAATACGGATAGATGGGGGGTTGTTGCCGTGACCCAACTAACCGGTAAGAATATCCTCTTTGTTGGCGGTCCCACTGAGGCAATCCCCGGTTTTGCTCAGGCCAAAGCCCTGGGGGTCAACGTCTATGTATCCGATGGAAACCCTGACAGTTTGGGGTTAAGATGGGCCAAAAAATACGGGGCCGGATGGGGAGTGGCCTCAACTTATGATACCGAACAGACTATTGACATAGCCTGGCGGTTGGCCGGGGGAAACCTTGACGGGATTGTGGCCCTGTCTTGCGATGTAGGGCCGGTAGTAGCTCGAACGGCCCAAGCCCTGGGTTTACCCCACATCGACCCGGAAACAGCCGATCTATCCTGGGATAAGCAAGCCTTAAGGGTCAAACTACAACGGGCTATGGTTCCGGTGGCTGACGGCTGGTTACATCCGGTAGATCGGGAATTATGGATGATACCGTCTGAGACCTGGGTTATCAAACCTATTGGAGGCCGGGGTGGGCGTGGGGTCAGGCTAGCCCGAACAGCCGGAGAAATGAGACAGGCTATCAAAGAGGCCGGGCAAGTGGCCCGGTTGGTAGTCATTGAGCAATTTGTACCGGGGCCTCAAGTCAGTACAGAGACGATAATCTGGGGAGGCCAACCCGTCTTTACCGGCATTACAGATCGGGATTATCGTTTTGACCAGACATTTCCATTCGTCACAGAATTTGGGGGGTGGGGTAGATCAAAGTACGACTCCAAACCTGTCCGGTATGGGATACGGGAAACGGTGGGAAAAGTAGTTAAGGCCCTGGGTATTGAGGCCGGAACGATAAAATGTGACATCGTTTTGGATGAAAGGCGGGGCCTTTTACCGACTATCATAGAAACGGCTGTGGGTCGGCTGAGTGGGGGGTACAGTGCTACCCACTACTGGCCTATATGCTACGGGGTAGACTTTATCGGAGCAGCCCTCTCGGTAGCCTGTGGCCTTGACCCGGCTCCATTCCTGATACCATCCGGCAGGCCGTTGTATTGCCGGGGGATATACCGGGATGCGGTCAAAGCCCATTGTGGACCTGAGAGGGGCCGGTTCTTTTTGGCCCTGGGTAAAAGCCGGGAAGAGGCTGAATTGAAGGCAGAAAGAAAGGTAGAACAGTGGAAAAAACACACCAACAACTATTAAAAGACTTCCTGATGGAAGTCAAAATATCAGGCCGGATTATTGTCGGTAAACAGGCAGCCCTGGAAGCCTTTGCCAGATGGCTAGATAACCGGCAGGCCAATAAGGTGAGAAGGCAACAAGAGAAATCGGATAGTTATACAGTGCCGGTTCAGGCAGCCAAAATTATAGCTTCACGGGATGAAAAATGATACAAATGGTCGGGGACGAAAAACTGGATAAATTTTTGTCAGACCATAATATTATTGTAGATACCCTGGATAACGGGTTGACGTTATCCAGTAATCTTAATGATGACCAGGTTTTTCTGTCTCTTGAGCAATCCCCGGTAGTAGTCAGAGAACAACCCCGGCCTATTTGTGTGATGGTAGCTGGCGTCCCCCGGTCTGGTACATCCTGTTTGGCCGGGGTATTACACAGGTTAGGGGTCAGAATGGGGCCGTTTATCAATACAGATTCTGAGGCCAACCGAATGGGATATCATGAACATCTAGGGCTGGTTACATTTCATAGTAATTGGACCGGCCAAAATGTTCGGGAAGAATGGGACCCGGCCAACATTACAAGGTTGGTAAAAATGGATGAAGAAACCAGAGAAGCCTATCAGGATGTGATTAAAGAGAGTGAGGAATGGGTTGGGCCTGGGAGCTTATGGGGGTTTAAGGATTTACGGATTTATCATTTTATCAACGAGTTTGTTAAATTAACCAGGTCTGAACTGATGGTGGTTGATGTTATCAGAAACACGGAAGCTACAATAGCTTCTATTGCTAATTACCCCGGCTTTAAAGGAGACCCCAAAAAAACATTTGAAGCGTGGCACATGATGAAACAGATTGCGTTAAATGTTTTAACCAACTATGGTGCGCCCCGGTTAGTTATAGCTTATGAGGCCCTGCTATCAAACCCGGGCCGGCAAGTTCAATATATTGCTAATTTTTTAGGGGTTAAGATGAATGAGGCGGCCATTGAATTTATTGATCCAACTTTGAATAGGCATTGATATGACTGACCTACTAACTGTTCTCTGCGCCCGGACCTCCTCAGAACGGCTCCCCGGCAAGGTCCTGGCCCCAATCTGTGGCTCTCCTTTGTTGGCCTGGATAATACGCCGGTTGTCTCACCCTACCACCGGGGTCGGGGGCAAGGTAGTAGTAGGGACAACCACCCTGCCGGAAGATGACGAGATAGAGCAGGTAGCTCGGCAGGAAGGAGTTGACTGTTACCGGCATCCAGACCCGGATGATGTAACCGGTCGGGTCTATGAATGTGCCAAACGATGGCCTTCCCGGTTTATCCTCAGAGCCTTATGTGACTGTCCCTGGTTGGCCACCGATTTGGTCCGCCGGTCAGTTCACGTTATGAGGCGGTCTGAGGGTGATCTGTTCCTGTGGTATGGTCAGAATACAAGTTTAGTCTACGGGGCCAGTGAGTTCCCTTGGTCCCATCGGGTTTGGGCCTATACCCAGGAAAATGGCAAAGGAGACGAACGGGAACACCCCTCCCTATATGTTCACCGGAACCGGGGCCTGTGGGCAACCTCAACCTGTTACCACGACCCTCCCCCGGCAGTTTATTACCGGCATCCCCACCGGCTACGACTTGAGGTAGACTGGCCTGAAGATTTGGCCCTGGTCCGGGCTGTGTCTGAGAAAGGCCCTGGGATGTTGGCCCCCTTAGATGAGGTTGTCAGGTGGCTGGATAAACACGATGAGATAGCAGCCCTAAACCGTCACAGGGTCGAACGGACCGGGAACATTGCCAGTTATCCCCCCGACCTTCATCGGGAATGGTATAAATTGATGAAGGATAGCCCGGTCTGGACGTGGGACAATAAGTTGGTTGAGTCTCCGGTTGGCCGAAAGGGGTCTCCGGTCTGTTGTGATAATTGCGGCTTGTTATTGGGGTGGGGACTGGATGGCCGGTTCGTGGAACGTAAGACCGGGGGAATATGGGATGAGGGGCGACTTCCCTGTATTAACTGTGGGGAGGTTCGGGTTTGGGCGAGGAGTAAGTAAAAGAAGCCCTAACCAGGGCTTTTTTTTGATTTAATTCAAGTATTGTGTTATAATATATTTTGAGATTGGTTGATTGTGACATTGTAAAAAGTGTTGTAATGTGTTAAACTGTAGCAAAGCAAGGCCGGGAGATGACCCCAGGGTTATCCCGGCCTTTTTCTTTGTGAGGACAAAATGACAGAATATTTGACGGCCAAAGAAGTCAAAGAGCGATACGGTTTTGATAGGTCCAGTCTACTCCGATGGGAGGATGCCGGCCAACTACAGGTTGACCGGACCCCATCGGGGGGCCAAAGACGTTACCGGCCGGAGGCCATTGAAAAAGCGATGATTGGGGGTGGTCGGGATATCCCGACTGCCAAACAAGATGACAGGCCAACCAGACAACGGCCCAGGGGGGCTATGTTTGCCGAACTGGGAGCACCGGGCCTGACTCGTTTTGGTGGCTCGGTTTTAGAGGAACGTTTATCTGAACTACAGGGTCATAAGGGGTGGCGGCGATACAGAGAAATGAGGAGCAACGATGCGGTTATTGCCGCCGTCTTCTTCGGCCTGGTCAACGCTCTCAAGCAGCCCTCAGTCAGGGTCAAACCGGCCTCAGACAAAGACCCTGACAAACGGGTGGCCGAGTTCGTGCAGTCCTGCCTGGATGATATGTCGTTTACCTGGAACGATACGATGGACCTGATTCTCAACCCGGTCTTTGAACAAGGTTTTGCAGTGCCGGAAATAGTCTATAAACGCCGGTTGGGGCCGGACGATGAGACCCCATCCCGGTATAATGATGGCCTGATAGGGTGGCGCAAGTGGGCGCCGAGGCCAGCCGAAAGTTTGGCCGACGGCAACGAATGGATATTCGATGCCAATGGGGGGGTCCGGGGCATTAACCAACAATTCGATTATGACATCACCCCCTCGACCCCGATAGTCCCTAAAGAGGTTCCGGGCCTCAACCCCAATGAGACCCAACCAGCCCTGGCCTCTATTCCCATTGAAAAGTTACTTCACTTTCGGACTACCCTACATCCGGCCAATACACCGGAGGGGATGTCAATATTACGGCCAATGTGGCAAAGTTACTGGATGTCTCAAAATATGATGGAGATTGAAGGTATCGGGGTCGAACGGGACTTGGGTGGTATCCCGGTCATCTATCTGGGGCAGGGGACAACGTTAGGCGATGACCCGAATAGCGACTGGTCAATTTCCAAAGACATTGTGACCAATATCCGGGTAGACGAACAACACGGGGTAGTCATCCCCCACCCCAAATTGGGGACAGTTGGTAATACCGGCCAGGGAGTGTTATTGGAGCTATTGTCAACCGGCGGCCGGCGGCAGTGGGATGTAGGAAATATCATTGATCGGTATGATAAACGGAAAGCCCTGTCAGCTCTGGCCCAATTCATTATGTTGGGGATGCAACAGGTGGGGAGTTATGCCCTATCCAGCCACCAGGGAGATTTATTTGTACTGGCAGCCCAGGCCCATTTGCAAGCCGTGGCCGGGGTCATCAATCGGCACGGAGTCAGACGGTTAGTTGAGCTAAACCCCTTCCCCGGTATGACCGGCCTGCCCGAAGTGGCCTTTTCCCCGGTTGGGGTTCCCAAGTTGGAAGAATTGTCTGAATTCGTGAATAAGCTAGTTGAACGGGAAGTGTTGACCCCGGATCAAGAGTTGGAGCGACATCTCAGGCAGGTAGCCGGGTTGCCTCAGAAGCCTATCCAGGTTATGGATGATACAATAACCGAAACGGACCGGGTGGAACGGGACGCCGAACGAACGGCCCTGTTACTCCGCCGGATAAGTCTGGCCGTGGACCCGTTAGAAGAGTTGGGGGCCATCAATCCGGGAGAGGGAGCAGAACTATTGAGGCCCCTGGTTGAGGAACTAAAAGATAGCCTGCGGGGTGACCCAACTTTACCCGGTATCGGGGAGGACCAGTACAGTGATATGGTGCAGGCGGCCAAACTCCGGCTCAAGTACGACCGGGCAGCCGGGGTCAAGTTAGAGAAAGCGGCCCGGCAGTACGTTGATCGGTTAAAAAAAAAGTCGGAGTTGGACCCGGTAGCCAAGCAAGGGGGGCCGGGGTTGGCTATCGTGGAGGCAGCTGAGAGACGGGCCTTGGAACTGTGGCAGGAACTCGAAGAGAGATTGGCCGGGGATGAAATACCGGCCCTGGCTGTTCAGGAATGGCGACAGGACCTTGAGGCCGAGTTAGCGGCAGCCATAGAAACGGCCTGGTATGCCGGCCGGCAGTCAATGGGAGAAGACCCGGACGAACTGGATGAGGGGGGCTTGGTTGGGGGCCTGGTCCTGGATATGTCAGGATACTTGAGCCGAATGGCCGATGAGATGACCGGGGCTTTTAGCCTGATGCCAACCAGGGATGAAATATTGGTGGGCCTGGGGGCTTACTATGGCCGGATGTTGATGTATCCTGGGGAGGCGTGGGCAGCTTACAATGAGGCCAGAGTTTATAACCAACCACCGGATAGCCTATGGGAATGGTCAGGGCCGGACGATGACCGAACATGTGTTACTTGTTCCAGAGAGGTTAGGGCCGGACCGAGGCCATTGTCTGAAATAACGGTTTTGCCGGGTAGAGATACGGAATGTCGGACCAATTGCCGACATTTGATAGTTCCGGTCAGGAGATAATGAGTTTATCAGTGATAACGTTAGCCTGGCTGTTATCGACCAGTGTAACGGTTTTAGGCCCTGGCACGTTGGCCCCGGCTGACCCTGGGATACTGGAAGAGGTAGCCAACCGGCGGGCCATCTACGGCTGGACCGATACCGGGGATTGGCAAGAGTACGATGTCCTGGTAGCTCCGGCCAACTGTGATTATCTGGGCCGGGCCGGGTGGTTATATCTCAGGGGAAAACGGTACACGGCCCTGGTCGTGGACTGTGAGGCCCGACATCACCGGGGCCAAATGGAGCACCGGAATATTCTGGCCGATGTAAACCGGCCCGGCCTGGGCCACAAGAAAGGGTGGTTAGTTTTAAGATGACCGATATTACCTTGACCGATACCGAGGCCCGGTTATCCTTCCTGGCCGACATTCTGGCCGAGCAGGGGGCCGGGGCTGCGGTTTCGTGGTATAATATTTGTAGGCGACACGATTTGACGCCGTTGGGGGTAGTATTGGATATTCAACAACAAGACAGGCAGGCCGATGGACCAGATAAAAAATAGAGTTATCAAACGAGGTCGGGCAAAGGTTTCTGACTTCAAAGTCAATAGACACAACCCCAAGAAACATCCCCGCCAGCAGCTTCAACGGCTTGAGTCTGTCCTGGATAAATTTGGGCAGGTGGGGGAGTTGTATGTCTATCGGTCAGATAGAAATAACGGGGAATGGACTTTGTTTGATGGCCATGCCCGGCAACGACTTGACCCTAAACAAGAGTGGGATATTGCCTATACTGACCTGACTGACAAGGATGTGGACGAGCTTGTTTTGTACTATGACCCCCTGGCTATGTTGGCTGAAAATCTGGCCGATGAACAAATGAGTTTGATGGCTGACTTGTCCGATGTGGGAGGTATCCTGGGGGATTATCTGGATGAGTTGGCCGAGATAAGTGGGTTTAGTCGGAATGGGCATAACTCGGATGAGGGTAAGGATACAGAGCCACAAATTGATCGGGCCGAGGAATTAAGGGAAAAATGGCAGGTGGAGTTAGGACAGCTTTGGGCCTGCGGTGACCACCGAATTATCTGTGGTGATTGTACGGATAGGGCAGTAGTTGAACGGGTGATGGGGGGGGAAATAGCAAATATTCAGATTCAAGACCCTCCTTATGGTATAGAATTAGATGTGGATTTTACAAAAATGGCAAAGAAAGGTAACAAGTATGTTGCTGTTTTTGGTGATGAAAAACCATATTTGTATGGAGAATTTCCAGTAAAGACAAAAGAAGAGTTTTGGTTTGGGGCTGATTACTATTGTCAGACTTTACCAATTGGTGGAAGTTGGTTTGTTTGGGATAAATTTCCAACAGATGAAGGTGAAGGAGAAAGATTTGGTAATTTGTTTGAAATGGTGTGGAGCAAAGCTAAACATAAAAAAAGGATTTTTAGGATAAAGGCTATAAACGTTAGCTGGCAGACTGTAAAAGAAAAACAACCACATCCAACACAAAAACCGGTTAAGTTGATAGAAACTATACTTAGTGATTATTCAAAAAATGGCGATTTTTGTTTAGATGGATACTGTGGCTCCGGCACAACCTTAATTGCCTGCCAAAATCTATCCCGACAATGCCGGGGTATTGAAATAGAACCAAAGTATATCGCCGTAACACTTGAAAGATTTTATCAACATACCGGCATTGAACCGGTCTTACTTAGCTCTGGGGGGCCTTGAACAGATGTTCAACCTATGATATAATAAAGCCAAATAAGGGACGCCAAGATGACAGCACTCGCAAAATACTATATAATGTTATCAAACCCCTTCGGGCCGTGTTGTCAGATTGGCGTCTCCGACACGAACTAGCCTGACGGGGTTTTTTTATCTGACAAAAGGAGACGCCAAAATGAGAAGGTCATTGACTCCGGTCCAAAAAGAGAGAATTTTGGAAAGGGATGATTATGTTTGTGCTTATTGTTTAGGAAATGCTACTGAGGTTGAACACGTTGTTCCGTTTAGTTATAGTGGATGTGATGATGAAGATAACTTGGTGGCCTCTTGCAAAGAATGCAATCGGATAGCCAGTAATTTTGTGTTCGATAATTTTGATGAAAAGTGTGAGTTTATCAGAACTAGAAGAGCGGGCCGGAAGTGGACCAAAAGATTAAGACGGATGGGGCCTCCTATTTGTACCGATTGCAAGAGGACTTTTATTGAATGTAATGATGGGGCTACAATGTTTTTGTGTCCAGAATGTGCTAATTTGGAATATGCCCCTGAGAGGGCCTAGAGTGGCCTCTAAACGATTTTGTGTTTAGGTGTTTCCTCCACTACAGGGGTAAATAAAAACTGAAATTTGGTGTATTTTTGTGGCTTACAGTCGTATTACAGGTTTCAGTTTAGGAATGAGTTGTATCTTGAACCAAAAAAGGCCAGAAAAACGGCTTAGAAACGGAATTTCAGAATTTGGCCCGGTCGAGACATCCCCACTAACCCGCCGTCAATTCCTGACCTTAACCCCCCTTGTCCCCCCTGCCCTTCTCTCCCAACTACAGGCCGATAACCCGGTTATCGTTACCGGATTTGTTTCAACCTTGACCGGCCCGGATGGATTCCCTACAGCTTACCAGTGGATAGAAAGTGACAGCCTGGCCGATGTAACCGAATTGGGGCAGCCCGGTTATGTGGCCATTTACCCGGAGGGGGTAAGCCGGGAATGGCTAGATCAATTTCGGGCCAGTTTACAAGATTTATTCCCGGAGGCGGAGAGGTATTATCTTCCGTTGATATTCAAGTCAACTACCACCGGTAGAACCGGTGGCTTGTAAGTCAGGCCGCTAGAAGCGGCTCGCCTACGTTCGCCCGGTTGATAGCGGGCCTACTCGCAATTACGCGAGCAGCGTTTACGTCAGCATTTGCAGAATGTCCACAGCTTTTACAGAGGAATGTTTCTTGATTAGGTCGATTTCCTTTATCAATATAACCGCATATCGAACATTCCCGGCTGGTATTACGAGGGTCTATCAAGATTACCTGTACCCCCGCCAGAACAGCCTTGTACTTGATTTTCTGTATAAGATCATAAAATGCCCAACTATGGTGTATCCTACGTTGGCCTTTTCTAACTGTTATCCGGCTACGAATGCCGCTCAAATCCTCAAGGGCAATTCCGCGTCCGGTGTCTTTGGCCTTGCTGACAAGATGCTTACTGATTACGTGATTAGTATTATTGGCAAAGTTTGCCTCCTTTTTGCTACGTTTTTTGAGCAAACGTCTAGCAGAGTCGGTTTGTTTGCTTTGCAATTTGCTTCTAAGGTTGGAATATCTGGCCCTGATGTTATTCAAATGGCTACCAGAATATATTTCCCCATCCGAGTCAACAGCAATGTTTTTGATACCCAAGTCTATACCGAGAAATTCAGATACTTCTTCGAGCGGTGGTTCATCAACATCACAAGTGGCAAACAAATAAAACTCGTTACCAATAAGACACAAGTCGCTTTCGCCCCGTCTCGTTTTGAGAAGTTCAAACTGGCGATTACCTGTTATAAACGGTATTTTCAACCGACCTTCAATGGTCCAAATACTGACAATTTGCTTGTCGAGTTTCCAAGACAAAATGCGGTCATCATAAGAAATTGCGCCTTTCAAACTAAATGTTCGCTTGGTCTTTTTGTCGAGCTTGTAAGCATCAGCGACTTTGGCAATCTGCCTCACGGTCATCTGGGCCGACAAGGAAAATATGGTGCGAATATCCTTGTAAACCAACCGGTGAATGTCAAATTGCTTAAACGTCTTGGCTTCCCAGGCTCTATTACTAATTTCATTGCAGACTTGGTTGGCAATGTTGAGGGTTTGACCAAGAGCACATCTCTGTTGATTATCGGGAGTAAGTTTAACTTTGGCTATCAATTTCATAATATGAGTATTATAACACAAACATTCTAAATATGCAAAAGGAGGTAAGGCCCTCCTCCCCCACCGGAGGTGGGGGTTTCCGGGCCGAATACGAATGAAAAAGGCCCCGGACGTAGAGTGTCCTGCTATCAGGGGTAGGCCGGCCGTTTGTCGGGCCTGTGTCTGGCAGGAGGGCGGGCCGGGGCCACATTGTATTGACATAGCAAGAAAGGCGAGGAAGAACAATGGCAACCGAAAACCCGGAGGTATGGGACTTTCGAGACCCGGAGGTAGACCAGTCGATATCGATTATCAAATATCAACCGACCTGGGAAGAGTTGACGGCCTTGGTAGGGATTGAGGTTTGGCGGGACAAGGGATGGGATGCAGCCCCGGTCGGGGCAAAGGTATTAAAACTTAAGGCCGTCTATATTCGGGAAGGGGCCAGGAATTATTTTATGCGGGTCTATAAAGAGAATGGGGACCCGTGGCCTGGGGTTAGAATGGCCCGGACCTGGCCCAATGCTCCGACTGCGGCCGGTGGGGAAAAGTTCATCCCGGACTATGCTCTGGTAGCCCGGCAAAAAGGTTATCCCGATTATGACTCTCATACCGGGGTGGGGGCCTGGACGAAATTGGTTACCGGTCAGGCTGAAGAATTTGCTGAAGCTGATTGGGTCTGGTCTGGCGATTCAGTCTGTACTGTTACCGGTGGTTTTGGGGTAGATATTTTCTGGCCTTTAATTCCATCTGACCCGAATGTGTCCCCTCAATATGTCGATGCCCTGGCCGGCTGTTGTTGGGTTGGGGGAACTAACCACTTGACTGTAGCCAATGGGGTTTGGCAGATGGTAACCAAGACGGATAATAATGGCGGAACAATTCCTCCCCCAACCCCGACCGGCAAAGGTTCCCTGGTTATCAAGCTGGCCGATGGGACAAAGCTATTTCATGTCCCACTCGTTGACGGCCCACCCGGTAATTATGACGCCGTTGTTTTCGAGGTTGACGGCCAGGAAATAGCTCACGTGAGAGGAATACCGGGAGGCCCTGCATGACCGATGAAGTTGTAACCGTTTTACCTGAGACCAATGGCCTGGAATACAATGACCCTCCTCGGCTGGTCTGGGTTCCGGTCAGGGAGGCAGTTGGATTATTGTGGGCCGGGAATCCTAAACTCCACTCGATTGGAGATTTAGTTCAGTCCATTGAACGATATGGCCTGCAAGAATTACCTAAATTTGACGCCAACCTGGAAAACAGGGGTGGGGGCCGGGGAGCGATTGTAGCTGGCAATGGCCGGGTCGAGGCTTTAGCCTGGATGGAACAGGATGGCCGGGATTTACCCAGGGGAATAGCCAAAGGACCGGATGGGGCCTGGGCCTTGCCGGTCCTGGCCGGGGTAGATCAACCTTCGGAGGAGATGGCGGCGGCCTACGCGGTGGACTCCAATAACCTGACTTTGGCCGGGGGTGGTTTTGATGCTTTCGACATGGCCCGACTGTGGGATGAAGAGGCTTATGTGGCCCTGGTAGAGTCGTTGGGGGATATGAGGCCGGTCACGGTAGACGGGGAGGCTTTGGATGCCTTGATAGGAATGAATGGAAATCAAAACAAAAAAACAGAACCGATAGATATACTACCAGAATACGCTATTTTGATTGAGTGTGACAGTGAACAGGCACAGGTTGTTGCATTGGAAGAATTAGTGGGGTTGGGCTATCAATGCCGAGCTTTAATATCATAAGACAAGTTGACATAGAGCGGACGCCGCGAGTAATGCAACTGGAAGGCATCTTTGACGTTGCGCCGTCACAACGAAGTGAAGAGCGATGGCAAGGCGAGATTGACTTGCCAGACGATTGGAATATTGGCGTTATCGTTGGTCCGTCTGGCTCCGGCAAAACGACATTGGCACATGAGCTATTCCCTGATTTCATTGTCAATTGCTACGATTGGCCGGATAGCAAGAGTATTGTTGACGCCTTCCCAGATGGCTTGAGTATCAAAGATATTACCGGCTATCTGTCATCTGTCGGGTTTTCTTCCCCGCCGTCGTGGTTGCGTCCGTTTCGGGTATTGTCGAATGGTGAGCAATTCCGGGCGACGCTGGCCAGGGCTTTGGCCGATGAGCGAGAGTTGATTGTCATAGATGAATTTACCAGTGTCGTTGATAGGACTGTGGCTCAGATTGGTAGTGCGGCATTATCCAAAGCAATCAGGCGTAAGGGCAAAAAGTTTATTGCCGTTTCTGTGCATTATGACATTCTGGATTGGCTTGAGCCGGATTGGGTGTATCAGCCTCACACAGGCGAATATTACACCGGGAGGTATCTTCACCGGAGACCGGAGATTAAGCTCAAAGTTAAACGGGTTCATCACTCCGCTTGGCGAATATTCCGGCAGTATCATTATTTAGACACCGGCCTGAATACGGCAGCGGTTTGCTTTTGCGCTTTTTACGATGGGAGGCCGGTGGCGTTTACGGCAGCGTTGCACTTCCCGCACCCAAAGGCAAAGAATATCAAACGGGAACATCGGACGGTTTGCTTGCCGGACTTTCAAGGTGTGGGAATTGGGAACGCTCTGAGTGATTATGTTGGAGCGATGTTTAAGACGGTTGGGTATCGGTGGCAGTCTCAAACGAGCAATCCAGCAATGATACACGCTAGAAATAGGTCGAAAAATTGGGCGATGATTGCGAGGCCAAATAGAAAATCTAAAACTATGCCTAAGCAATCATTTTCTGGAAAAAGAAAGGGTACGTCTGGCCCAGGGGCCGGACGTACCGGAGGATTAACAAAACGATTGCGAGCCACATTTGAATATGTTGGTTCGGCACTTGATAAACAAGAGGCAATAAAAATTATGAGTGATTAACTTTTAATCACCTCCCCCACCGCCCTAACCTGCCCCTCATCCCACTCAGAGACCCACCTAAACAGTTCGGACAGGTTCCCCCGTCCCCCATAGGTAAACCCCAGGGCCATCGCCACTTTTTCCCCGTTCTCCCGCTGTTCCGGTGACAATTTAACCGGGGTCACGGGCCAGTTGCTTTTCTTTGATCTATTGTTGTTAGTCATTAGGTTCCTCCTTGATTTCTACCAGGTCATAACCCGGTAGGGTATCGAACATGATAGGGCCAAAGGGAACCGACCTGGCCCCACATTGGGGACATTGGCCTGGATATTTGCCCTTGATAAGGGCCGGTAGTTCATCCATTTCGGCCTCATTTCCTTCCCACCCACAGTTCTTACACTTACGTCGATCAACCCGTTTCCAACGGGGAGAGATTCCGGTTAATGTCTCTGGAATTTCTCCCTTTTTATCTTTCAGGATTTCTTTAAGGGTTGGTAGAATTTCCTTGAAACAGTCAGAGCAACAACCCACCGAGACAGACCCGGTGATACGAATAAACCGGTGGGCCAACTCAATGGCCGGAAAAGACAAAGGTTTGTTGTAGTTCTTTTCTCCCTTTTGATGATACTGGCTGGTTCGTTTATAGGTAGCATATCCGGCCCGTTTGTCACAGACATCACAGTGACGAATTCTTTCGTAACGATGAACCAAGCGGCCTTCATTTTCCAGTTCGGTCAAGACACGGGCCACAAAGTCTTTGAACTTTTCCGGGACTTCCGGCAAGACATTTTCAAGCCGTTTTTTAGCTTTGTCTACGTCTACCTGAATTTTATTCCGGCATTGGCCGTCGAGTAAGACCAGTTCATTGTCTGTTAGATGAACCATAGTTGTAAAAGTCATTTGTCTTTCCTTTCCGGTCGGGATGTCCCAACCTAATTACTAATTACAACAATCCAGGCCCAATTATGCTGAAAAGTCATTTCGGTAACAGTACCTTTGAGGGGGCTAACCGGTTTGACTCTGGTCAAGTTACCCTGATGTTCGATAACTTCATACACTGCCAGATTCCCGGTCTTTTCAGGGCCAGGGTTTTCTTCCTCTACTACAAACTGTTGGCCCGGTTGAACCTTTGATAACGTGATGTGTTGCATTTTTAGTCCTTTCTAATATTTATCTTCGTCTAATATTGGGTAAGTCATAGCCCCCACAGTCAGATAATCGTGAAGGCCATACCATTGAGGGATGTCCAGTTCAAACCAGTTGGCCTTAGACCGAAAAGGCTGAAACATTCGATAGAACCGGTCATTGGCATTACAACCCCCTTCCGGTTCCCCGATATAGATGACCGGTCGGCCATAATTCCAGGCCCACAGGGTTTTGGCGGCCACATCTTCGTTATAGGGAGGCCAGGACATTAACAGAATGTCCCGATCAATAGTTCCGGCGGCCTCGATGGCATCCATCTTTTTGACCGGGTAGACCGGCTCCCCTCCTCCGTTTTTCCAGGAGAAATCATCGGTCGCCAGGATGTCAACCCCGGCCTCGGCCAGAGCTTTGGCCAGCCAACCCCGGCCGGCCATTACTTCCAAAACTTGCCGGTTCCCAATCCATTCGGCCAATTGGTCGGTCCAGGACCGGCAAACGACGGCCCACATTCCGTGTTTGATAGCAATGTCTCTGGCCCTCATTGCATCCCCGGCCTTTTCAAACCAGGGGTCATAGGTTGGGGCCAGAATGTCAGGGGAAGTTGGGGGGATTTCTCCCCGGTTCAGGTAATCAAAGAATTCTTCAGTTTTCATATTGCGTTCCTCCGGCTCAAAACTTCCTCAGTATAATTTCTGGTTTTTTTGTTATAGGCCCCCAACTCTTTGGCCGTTTTACCTTTGGCCCTCTTAGGCTTCCTGGTCCGGGGACAAGGCATCTGGGGCTGTTGTTCCGGCTTACCCTGGGCCAGTTCTTTTCTGGCCTCATCCAGTACCGACCAGTAAAGGTCAGTCAGTCGCCGGTATTCGTCTAAGCCCTGTTCGGCCTGGACCTGGGCCATTATTTGGCTCAAACGTTGTTGGGCATTGATGTCACCGGCGGCCTCAGCTTTGGTCAAGTGGGTCACAATTTCTGTTAGTTTGTTCATTTTAGGGCCTTTCTGCCGGTTACGAGGCCACCGGCGGGGCGCTTGGGGTTGTTAGTTATTATTTAACCAGTTTTTCTTTTGTCGTTTCTGACTTTCAAAGTTTCCTTCAAAGGTTGGTATCAGGTCTGAGGCAAAAACCCAGTGGGCATCGGTTTGTTGGCAGTGGGGACAGGTACAAAAATCGTGTATACGGGCGGCCTGTTGGCCGTGGAACCCGTCCCGGTCCATTTCTTTCGGGGCCTCAAAAGCCTCATTACATCGATTGCAGTGGATGGTATCTTGGGAGTTTACTTTCTGGCTCATTTTATTCTCCAAAACTCACTTAATTTAATTACTTAACTATGAATATTATACTATATTATATACTTCTTGTCAAGTATTTTATAGGTCAATTTCAGACATTTAACCTTAAAAAAATAAGGCCCGGTTGGGATGTCCCGACCGGGTCAAAGATGGTTACAACTATAACACTTTTTCGGCGTCCTGTTGGGCTTGAGGATGACAACTATAACTCTTGATAGCCTGGGCCAGTTCCGGGCCGGTCATAATTGAATTAGGCTTGACCAAAAACCCCCAGGTTTGGGTCAGGTGGGTAACTTCTTCTTTACTCAATTTAGTCGAGTCAAATGTTACAAAAAAGTGGTCTCCGACAGTTCTTCTAATAACCATTTTATACCTCCCCACCGGCTAGCCCGGTGATTTTATCCAGGACCAACCCCACAGTCTTGGTAGCTTCCATAATAGCCTTTAACGGGTCATCGGCCATCCGGCTGATATAGTTCCAGCAGTTGCCGGTCCGGTCACCCAGGCCGTAGAGGTCCATCAGGACGGTGGCGCTAACTTCGGCTACAGCCTCTTGATACTCGGTCTGCTTGCCGACTAACTCCTCAAACGTGGCGTGGGTAGCGTGGGCCAATTCGTGAAACCAGGTTTTGGCGTCATCGGTTCCGACTCTGACCTTCTTACCATCTTTGGAGCACCATCCCAGGCAACCGTCATACGTTGGCCCAAAGGCCCAGTCGATTCCCAGGGCATCGGCCACATCGGTCAGAGGAGGCAATTCGGCCGGCTCGTAGTTGACAACCTGGGGGCTGTCCGGGTCTATAGGTTCGGTCTGGTTATAACCGAACACAGCAGCAGTTCCAAAGCCGATAAGTTGGTAATACTCTGACCCGTCATCTTTTTCTTTCTTGATGGTCCGGGGGGTGAAGATGAACCCGGCTGACTGGCCTTTCTTAACTTGCCGGCCTGCTTCTTTCCACTGGTTGTAAGTCCGGTTATCCAGGTCGCCGGTCTGGGCATAGGCCAGGACTTTGTTTGAGAAAGACCACCGGTAAGCCGGGGCATCATCGGCCACTTTGGTCTTGACCACGGCCACCAGGGGGGAGAGGTCCCCGGTTTGGAACCGGTCAATCATTTCATTCATTCGGGCTTGGGCTTTAGCTGATAGTTTCATTTTTTAGCTCCTTTTTTACAAGAAATTTTTCTGGCCCAATTTGTCCGTTAAAGAAATTTTGTCGAGCCGTTTGTTTATCATCAGAATAAAGATAATGCCATCTTTTTGGATTCCCATTTGAACCGTACCAGCCACCGTTTTTGTGTTTCATCCATTTTATCGGTGGGAAACAGAAGTCATTTTCAATTGATACTATATCATCTTCAAAAATATACATTGGTTACTCCAAAACTCACTTAATTTAATTACTTAACTCTATAACCTATTATATTATATAACATACTTCCTGTCAAGTATTTTATAGACCAATTTCAGCCTATTTACCTTAAAATTCCAGTCTGTTGAACCTACCCCAAAACTATGGTAAAATACTCTTATGTCTCCTAAAATCACCGAATTACAATATCACAAACGAATTCACCGGAAACCGGAGGTATACGAGAAACTGCCGGAGACTGAGACAGTCCAGGTTATCGAGACTGAGGACGGCCGAAAAATTTATCTGGACGGGGCCAAACGGCTCCACCCCGACTTTCCCAACGGCCCCCCAACCGGCTGGCCCGGTGTCCCGGTTCCCCCCAAGTACCGGAAGGATGGGGACCTGAAACGGACACAATGCGGCTGGTGGGGAGGTTTGACAAAAGCCTGTTCCCTGGCCAGGGGGGGATGTGGGTACAGGTTCCCGGAGGGCCGGCCTGACATTGAGTATTGTCCCTGGTGTGGTCTTGACCGGTGGTGTCGGGCCAATGTGATGAAAGGCCAGAAAAAATGCCGGTCACACGGAGGAGATAAAAAACTGGGTCAGAAACCAGGTCAAAATAAGGGGAGGTTTAAGTTGACCATAGACAGGAAGTTTAACAGCGATCCGGCCGATGCGTATTTATACGCCAAGCTGGACCCGGAAATGTTGAAACTTGAGAAACATATTGCCGTGTTAGATTCCCGGTTGGAGCAGTTATTTGACCGGCTTAAGACCCCGGACAGTTTAGACCTATGGGAAGCCCTATCCAGTCTGGCCCGGTCAGCCCAGGCTCACCGGCAGAAGGTCGAGGATGTCTATCAGGCTTTCATTCAGGCATTGGCCCAGAAGGACCAGGAGATGATGAAAAAAAGGCTGGATGAATTGGGGCAGTTGGTCCGGGACCATTATCTGGATGACCTTATTGGGGTTATTCACGATGGCCGGTCTGACTGGTCCAACTGGACCGATATTCACCGGACTATCGAGGCTCGCCGTAAAGTCACAGTTAGCCAGACAGACCAACTAACCAAAATGCACCAAATGATGCGGGTTGAGGACGTTTTAAGTCAGGTCGAAAAGGTTTATATGACCGTCGAGGATGTCCTGAAGGACTCCAGGATTAACACCCCGGAAAAACAGTTAGCGGCCATCGGCTATCGGCTTAAGCGACAGTTTAGCGATATGTCACCGGTAGTCCATACCGGGTCCGGTAGTTATTGGCGGTCTGATGTGTTAGAAGGTCGGGCCGGGCCGGTAGAAAATGAATTGGACGAATTGGGGGCCGGGGATGAGGAATAATTTTTCGACGGACTCAGGATGAAAAAAAGCGGTCGGAACGTTCCGACCGCTTTTTGTAGGTGTTTTATCTGATTACCTTATGTTTCAGGCCCTCGGACAGGCTGGTAATTTGAGTGCCTCTCAGGTAAAGAGACCCTTCGACCGACAGGCCCTCGGGCAGGCTGGTAATTTGAGTGCCTCTCAGGTCAAGAGACCCTTCGACCAACAGGCCCTCGGGCAGGCTGGTAATTTGAGTGCCTCTCAGGTCAAGAGACCCCCCGACCGACAGGCCCTCGGGCAGGCTGGTAATTTGAGTGCCTCTCAGGTAAAGAGACCCCCCGACCGACAGGCCCTCGGGCAGGCTGGTAATTTGAGTGCCTCTCAGGTCAAGAGACCCTCCGACCGACAGGCCCTCGGGTAGGCTGGTAATTTGAGTGCCTTCCAGGTCAAGAGACCCTCCGACCGACAGGCCCTCGGGTAGGCTATTCCGTAATAAGACCATTGCTTTCTCAACCTTGATTTTATTACCATTAATATCAACTATATTGTTTCCAATTAGGCAAAAATCAAGGTCTTTACCAACAGTCCAATAGCCGGATGATTCTGGCCCGTTTCCGTGAAGGCCACCTCCGCAAGTCGGAGAAGGGTTCCAATCCGGGGCTTCAGTCCATTCTCCGATAGGTGACCATAGAAAGTCGTTGTAAGATTTGCCGTTATTTGACCGGCGTAACATCCATTTACCGGTCTTAACAGCTTCTTTTACCAATTGGTCAATTTGTTCTTTTTCCATGTTATTCTCCTTTTTTAGTGAGGCCAGGCCGACAGGTATTTTTCCCGTTCTTCCGGGCTGGCATGTTTGAAACAATGGTCAATATGATCTTCTCCCCCTAGCCACTCTACTTTTTTCCGGCAGCCAGGGTGAGCGCAGGTGGGTAACTTTCTTCGATCAATATCTTTCGGGCCAGTTTGGGCGGCCCAGGTCAGACGACTTAAGTTTTTCATTCCCTCTCCCATTTCTCCCATTTTTTCAGGTCCACCCCAAACTCCCGGTCAAGACAGGAGGCTAACTTGTTGACCGACTTCCCCAGTCAGGTATCATACTTGACCTGGGTCCAAACAGTCTCACTTGGTTGGTACAGGGTAGACTGGATAGTATTCCCCCTAACTTCCCGGCTGGCCTCAGCGTGTAGGCCGAAGGAATTCCAGGTCAGGTCTATTTCAGTATAGTGCATATCCCGATAACCACAGGCAATCAGGGTCATCTGTTTGGCCTCAATCAGTTCCAGGGCCAGGTCTACCAGGGCTTGGTCAGTCCGTTTCATTTTTATCCTCCAGGATAGCTACCAGGTAAGGCCCGATAGTGCCTCCAGTTACGGCCCGGCCATCGATGGTATTGGCCTCAAAGTCAACCAGGCCGGTCTGACAGGAAAACTTGGTATCGGTCAGGATACCCTCCACGAAGGCAAAGCCCCATCCAATTTCGTGGGCTTCCTCCGGGGTATCGGCCAGCAGGTCAGGTTGTAGGAAAGCTACCTGGTGGCCTTCTTTCTCGAAAATAGGGGTATATTTATTTTTGGTCATTTATTCCTCCAATATTTTCATAATTTCATCAATGGTTTTCAGTTCCCGGTCCGATGGTTCATAACCACCCATCCGGGCCAACCAGAGGTCCCGGCAGGTGGGACAGGAGGCCGGCATCCATTTCCCATCGTGGGTATGCTCAAACGGTTGGTGACATAGCTCACAGGTCAGGGTTTCGACCGTTCCGGCTGGTTTGACTTGGTGGCAGGTTAGGGCTGGCATTAGTTAGCCTCCATCAGTTCTGAGTAAGTGTTCAATAGTTCCCGAACCCGGTCTCCGTTTTTGTTGGCCCACCGGGTGATAGCTCCGTTGGGGCTGGCCCACTTACCATCGGCCTCAACGGTCTTGGTAATCTTACTGAGCCATTGCCAATCCTTGACTTGAGGTTGGGCTGATGTTAGTACCCATCTCCACTCATACCGGCCATAACCTATATAGGTCCGGCGGGTATATTTCTTCCAGATAGCTTTCTTGAGAGTTACGGCCTGCCGGAGCAGGTCGCGGTTCATTTCCCAAACCTGTTCTTTGGCCAGGGCCTTGCCCGACTTCTCTTCAAAGTGGGTCACGCACTCGGACCCGACCAGCATGGTCCATTTCTTACTGTCATTCTGGATATAATAGGCAAACTTAATCGGGTGGGCGCATAGCTCACAGCACATCTCACCGGCCCCATTGTTCCGGTAGAGGGAAGGGGCCGGGTTGTAACCTTTGGGGAGGTCAAATTCAGGCATTGAAACGGTTTGGTCACCGGCTTTAACCTGGGTCATTCCCTTGACCGGGACGGCCTGCCACTGGTGGGCCGGGGTTCCTAAATGTTCCAGGTTAGCTTTGACTATTTGATCGTAGGCCATTTTACATCCATCTTTCCCCGGCATTCCACCGGCTTACTAATTCCCTAACTTGCTCTTGAATTTCAACCGGGGTCTCCAGCCAGAAGTTGGTATCTTCAACGGTCTCAAGATATCCCTGGCTACCGGTCTCTTTGCTGTAACCGGTCTTAATAAACCGGGTGTAAGCCCCGACCCCACATTTGGGCCAGATAGCTTGCCGGTCTGACAATTCCCATTTGTAAGGAGCAATTTCTTGCTTACGGGGTTTATTCTGTCCGGCAGTTTTGGCCCGGCTATTCTGGCCTTTTTCGGTAGTTTCGCTGGAAGGAAGGAACTGGCCCCCTTCGTACCACTCACCGTTTTTCCCTACTTGGCCGCCTGCTTTTGCTCTGGGTTCCATTTCATTTTCCTTAACTTAATTACTTAACTATGAATATTATACTATATAACATACTTTGTGTCAAGTATTTTATAGGCCGATTTATGATATCCAACCTTAAAATTCATACCTATTGAACCAACCCTTTACTTGTGGTAAAATGTCTTTATGCCCAATGAAGCCTTATTTCTAACAGAGATAGCGGACCGGTTTGAGCGGGGGGCCAAACCTCCGTTGCCATTGCACGACCCACCGGCCCTCCTCCGGGCTTTGGGCCTGACCCCCTGGTCAGATGTCGAAGATTTCAGGGGTGAGGATAAAGTCTCAACCATTGCCAACCTGGTCTTGTCCCCCACTCCCCCCAACCGGTTCACGGTAGTTGAGTCCGGTAACGGGGTAGGTAAGTCGGTCACAGCGGCGGCCATTGCTTCAGCCTGGATGGCTCAGGGAGACCCGGCGGCCATTGTCACCATAGCGCCCTGTTATGATGACCAAACCGAAGTTTTAACAAATGTAGGTTGGAAAAAGTTTATTGATCTTGATGATCAAGACCAGGTAGCTTGCCTGGATAAGTCAGGCCGAGTCCATTATGAGGTTCCTCAAGAAAGATTTGTATTTCAATATCAGGGTGAGATGATTGGATACCAGAACCAACTGGTTGATTTCTTGGTTACTCCCAATCATCGGGTTTTTATGGACACGTTTATTAACCGTAAACCAGAAGATTTCAAGGGTAAGGTTATTCCGGCCAGTGAAGCCTTTGACCGAAATGGTCGGTTCCGAAAAATAGCTGATTGGGATGAAGGGGAAGAGTCAATATCCCCTGATTGGGCAGAGTTTTTAGGGTTTTGGTTTGCCGAAGGGTGGGCTGAGTTTAATCCAAAAGCCAGAAAATACCGAATAACTCTGACTAACTCAGATGACAAATATGTAGAGTGCCTTTTAAGGCGAGTTGGGTTATGGGATATAACGAAAGTTTATCCTAAACACAAAAAGCCACACGTTAAAGATTATACAATTCATCGCAAAGAATTGGCTGCTATATTTGTCAAGTATGGTAAGGCTCATACTAAACGAATACCTGATTCAATCAGAAATGGGTCAAAGAAAATTATTAGAGCTTTTCTCAAAGGGTTCTGGGTAGGTGATGGAACAACAGATAATAATGGTAGTACCAGTTTGGCTACAGCCGGTTATGGTTTAGCCGGAGACTTGCAGGAGCTATATCTCAGGGTAGGAGTTATCGCTTCTGTTCTGACGTGTATCAGTCAAGTCGGCAATGAGTATTACACAGTTAATGTTTGGAAAAGTCGGGGTAAATTTCCTCATGTTCACAAGCGGGAATATCAGAAAAAACATTTTCGGTCTGATGACTATAACGGTTGGTATAAAAAATACTATGATGGACCAGTTTATTCGGTACAGGTATCAGATTATAACAAAGGGGATGGTAAGGGGGGAATAATTCTGGTCCGGCGTAATGGCAAGTATGTTTGGAGTGGAAATACCCACAGTCAGGTCAATAATGTTCTATGGCGATATATCCGGTCGATGAAAAATGAGGTATCGGCCATTCCCGGCACAGTTTTTGAGACCCCCCGGTGGGACTGTTCCCCCACCCATTACGGCGTGGGCCTCTCTCCCAAACGGGCCAGTGCCGAGGACCTGCAAGCCCTTTACGGTTACCATAATCCCCGTCTCCTGGTTATCCTTGATGAGGCCCCCGGCCTGCCCCGGTTACTCTGGGAAGCCGTTCAACGGCTGGTCACCGCCCCCGGCAACCGTATATTGGCCCTGGGTAATCCACTCCAACAGGCCGGGCCTTTCTGGGAAGCCTGTAACCGGCCTGACTTGTGGAACTACGTTCACATCAGTTGTCTTGACCATCCCAACGTAGCCCTAAAAAGAGAGGCCATTCCCGGCGCTACCGGAGTCGAATGGGTCCGGGAACGAATAAAGGACCACTGCACCAGGGCCGCCCCCGATGACCCCAACTCCTTCGAGTTCGAGGGCCAACACTACCAACCCGATGCCGTTTTTCAAAGTATGGTCCTGGGCAAAGCCCCGACCGAGGCCACCGACCAGCTTATCAGTCTGGCCTGGGTCGATGGGGCAATGAGTTGGACAGCTGACCCTGACCCATCTGAACCGGTGGTATTATCCCTTGACCCGTCCAGGGTAGCCCACGGAGACCCGGCGGCCCTTATTTGCCGGCAAGGGGGCCTGGTCCGGTGGGTTCGCCGCCGCCGCCCCTCCACCCCAAACCCGACCGATGAACTGGCCGGCTGGCTCTACTCAGAACATCACTCCTCCGGCTCTTCCCGGGTGTTTATTGAGGAGACCGGTATCGGGGCCGGCGTGGTCGATAGGGCCAGGTCCCTCGGCCTCCCCGTTATTCCCGTCTCCCCTTCCTCCGGGGCCTCTAAACGCAATCTGGCCAACAAACGAGCCGAATGTTGGTGGAACCTCAGAAATGCCCTACAAACCGGCTCTATCTCCCTTCCCCAGGATGACTTGCTAATGGCCGACCTTATCACCCCCAAATATTATTTCGACGGTCAGGCCAGAGTTATCATTGAGCCTAAAAACAAAATAAGGGACCGGTTGGGCCGGTCCCCCGATTCTGGCGATGCTCTGGCTATCTCCTTCGCTCTCCCTACCCGTATTCCTCCCCCTGACCAATCAAACGTTGGCCTGGCTGCCCCTTCCCGCTGGGCCTCAGTCGCCAGCCCCACCCAGGAAACAGGTCAGAAAATGTCAGGGCCTTCTCGGTGGCACGCCGGGGGAGTTCGGAATAAGGGCCGATTCAGGAGATAAAAAAGCCCCCGCCGGGGGCCGGGTGAGCTACGTGCCCGAATTGGTTTATCAGTTGTTTATAACCACCCTCGTCTTTCCCCCGTGACCATGCACAGCCTGTACCTTTGCTAAGCCCCCAGGCCCCCCATACACATTCAGGCCGTTAGGCTCCACTAACCATCTCATTACTACCGTTCCATCCCCAAACTCTACCCCCTCGGCTACTTTCCCTACCCCACTGACCCCGCTTTCATCCTCATCCCGTTGTAAGTAAAATGTCCTCATTATCTTTTTGTCCTTTCTACACTATCTGACTTAGTGTAACTTTTACATAATTTGAAAGGTCTAAAGTACAAAATGAGCTATAGGTCACTCCTTTTACTTGTCATAATCATAATGTTTTTAGACTGTCTAAGGCCGTAAAATGCAGAAAAGGGCTATCTAAGGCCGGTTAGAACCGTAAGGAAGACCGCTTAAGGCCGGGGTGGGCCGG